GCTCTTCCGATCTCGCATTAATGACCTTCTGGTCACCTTCTTTTTGGAGACAGGCCTTCTCATAAGCATCAAACTTTTCGGCGAGTGCTTCCAGGTTGTTGTTCTGACGTTCAAGTTCTTTGAGTACGTGGTTACGCCACTCTGACCAATCTCCTTCTATCATCACACACCCCGAAATTCAACGTAAATGCTGGCGACATTTTCGTCGTCTGTAATCTTTGTGACCTTGAGCGTGTATTCTTTTATAACGCCATCGGAGTGGCGCATGTTCACGCGACAGGTAAACTCTTTCTTGTCCTCGGCTAGAAGCCTACCGACGTAATCGAATGTTTCATCGGAATCATATATTATGCGAGTGGACTGCCCTATTAAGTCCTTTGTATCATATCCAAGCATCTCTCCGACACGGATATTAGCGTCAATTATTTTACGACCCGATGTCATCAACATACCGATTGGCGCATGATCAAGAATAGCGCGAAACCTTTTATTGGCTCTCACCAATTCTCTCTCCTTACAGTTGAGTTGCTCTGTCATAGAGCGAATCTTTTCGAGAGAAGAAGTATCGCGGTTAAAAGTTTTGTTCATGGGGGAACCACCGTCGCAGTAAGACTTGGCATTATGAACATCCATATGATGTCACCCGAAGGAACAGACAGCGTAGAAGTATCCACGAATGTAACCAAGAATTCTATGATATACATTCCGACATCATTAGTTTCACCACTCTGCCAGGTGTATTTAATTTTACCAGCAGTAGCGTCAACGATACCACACGTTTCAGCATCGACGGTAGGAGATGATGCTCCATCCAATGTCATTGTAATGGTGACAGTTGCACCAGATAAATCTATTGGAGTACCATCATCGTACTGAAGAATATACTCAAACGGAAAAAGATTTCCTTGTTTCATTCTCATTTCACATCACGACCATCATCCAACGCGACGTTGGAATTTTTATGAACTGGATAAATCTGCGACTGTGTTTTCACACGTCGGACTTCTGATTGTCTTATTCGATTGACGAAGGATGATTTGATATTCTGATATATATTTACAGCCTTGTCAACCTCTCGAACTTTAGTCGAGAAGTATCTCATGATGTATGGTATTGCTGCTTCGTAAATGGCAGTTATTGTTACGGTAGTATTCATTATACGGCGAACAGTTGTATGGCGTTTAGCGTCTATTATATGTATCGTTGTATCGAAGTGACGCTTGACATATCTCGATATTGATATTGTTACTGGTTCAGATATATTGCGTTTGAAGGACAGAGTTCTAACCGTAGAAATAATAACAGGAACCTGTCGTGTGATGATCGCCTTTATTGGTGAAACAGTTTGAGTGAGATGCAGTATCTCTAATGACATTACTATGTAGAATCGCTTGTAATAGTTTGGAGTGATATGCACAATCTGTTGGTACGTACGATTCAATTCTGTGTGTCTAGCAATGCTTAATAAGATGCTGGTAGCAATAGTGCGGGTGACTTGTAGTGATTTGGATGTGGTGATTGTAAGTGTTTCTGTAAGGCTCTTATAAAGCGCTCGCACACTGGAAACTGTAATCTGTATTGGCTCATCGACGTATCGTTTGAAGGTTGTATGCTTCACATGCGTTATTGTCAATATCTCTGTCAATATAACATGGAACAATCTCTGCGCTTTGGCAAAGTTACCGAACTCATTGAAGTTACCTTGAAAAATCATAAGACCGAATTCGTCGATCTTACTTCCAATGATAACTCTACCTTTACCATCGACAGCCACGGTAACACCTCAAAGACCAATGCGAGTGAGTATTGCATCTACGATTTTTGAAACAAGTTCTTTACTCGGTTCGACTGCGGTGGTCACATCAACTCCACCCGTTAGTGCCGTGAGGACACCGAGTTGAGTTGCGATGAATACAGCGCTTATCTGGAAGCCAATCTTTATAACGTATCCCATCTCTTGACCAGCCTCATAGTATTGAGCCTCGTCGTTCCACATTGCAGGGGTACATTCAAACTTCGAGAATAACGTGGTTCCAAATCCATTACGGAATCCACGAAGGAATACATGACGCTCGCGCCAGGTTGAGAATGTTCCATCAACACCAGACCAACAGAAAAATTTCTGGAAGATGAAGTCGTTACATTCTGCGCGTTCATCGGGCGTGTCGTATGGATCGTCGGGATTTATTACCATCACATTTGTTTTCGGGATGGCTACTGGTTCCTCATACAGTGATTCATCCTCGACTAAATCACCGACTTTCATTTCTTATCAGCCTCAAATTTGCGGAGCAGTCGCATACCTTCGACGAGTTCAACCACTTCGCTGTATGGTTTGCTCGCTAGATATTCGAGGAGTTTCTCTGCAAACTTTTCTTCGATTAAAAATTGAACCATGTGGTTCACCTCATTCAGTTTCGTTAGGAAGAAGTCTGATTACGAAATCAGCGACGCTCTTTGCCTTTGCTGGATACCATTTCATCCTGTCGCTAGACTCAACAATCTTATCAATCAGACCACATTCAACGTGGACTCTGTGGATACCTGGTTTGTTGGCTCTCGCGCTATTAGGATAGTGGAACAGAGTTGTGTCGTAGATGCCAGACTTCTCGAAGTAAGGAAGGTTAGTTCCATAGTCATCTACTTTCTTACCATCGAGGGTAACGCTGAAAACAAGTTTCGAGCGACTCTCAATATCAAATTTGAAACGACCAATGATAAACCCAGACGAGCGATCAAGATCATATTTCTTAATCGTCAGGTCTATGCTTGGTTCTTCATCTTCGTCGATGGACGTTTCATTAAAATACATACCAAGACATTTAACTTCCATAAAGGTTCTCCTTAAAGAGCAAGACAGTGTTCAATCTTATACTGACTCTGATCGCCGACAACCTTCGGAGTGATGGTCACTTCAAAGCGCGCTCGTGCTTTCTCTGTCCATACGAATGTGACAGTTGCATTAGGAGCGATGTCTGCGATTGATACTTCCTCTGCACCCGCAGTCGCACCAGCATAGTTAGCGTAACTTTTAATGACGTACTGAAGCGTGTGCATATCCTCGCCACCATAGTTTCTAATGGCGATCATACCTGTTCGGAATCCGCGAGTATCAATACTTGTTGCGGTTCCTGGAGATGCAACGGATGTGAGAATCTCGGTTGCACCTTCTGAATACATACTACAAACTGGGTTTGACATAGTTTCAATCCTCAAAAGTAATGTTCTAGCAGAGTGTTATTACACCCTACTGTGGAATAACGAATGTGCCAAGTGCTTCAGCATCCATCCATTTCTTTTCTATGATGGTGCGTTCATTGGAGAGTTGAGTTTGGAAATCTCCAAGACGAATCTTTGCTTGTTCATCAAAGGCTTTGAGTTCAACATCTCGCGCTATATAAAAAGCAGATTTCATTTTCTGCTCATCTTGTTTTGCGAGGACTTCTTCCTTTTCTGCGACGAGAACTTTAATCTTGTCGGCTTCAGTCATAGCGATAAACTCATCTTTCGTGAGCGCGCTGACTGCAATCGGTTTGGCAAGGTCGCCAACTTCAATGGTTTCAGGCATTTAGTCCACCTCATAGAACATTTGGAAAATCAATAAACTGGTTTTCGTATCGGTCATCACAGCAAATCCTTCTGTTGGGTAACATCTGATATATGATACATTAACACCGATGTATGGGTATGTTACGTTCTGTGTTGCGTCAACACGTTGCCTACCGACTACTTCTGCAAAGTAAGAAGATGTCAAAGAACCACTAACATTTACTGGTAATGGTATTATTACACCAGTACAACCGTTACCGTCAGAACAAACAACTCCTATATTGACAAACACTGTGTTGCCTATTTTAGTCCAACGATAACTTTCTGAAGTAATAGTTGGTGTTGCTGTCTGCCAAGCCACAGTTGGATACCATGGTTGCCATACTCCTTCTTTGCATTTAGTTGATAAATAATTTACTTTCTGGGTTAAATCAGTGATGGTTCGTATAAGTGATTGAACTTTATACCAGAAATTATAAGTACAAAGAGATGAACCATCTTTGGTTGCTGACAATTTATGACTGTTATTCGATAACAAAATTAAATTTTTAGTGATGTTACCAAATGAAGTTGTTCCAGTACCAACACGATATGTTATTTTCAATTGTGAAACAGCAGATGAGAGTGTCATATACTCTCCATCATTTAGGATATATCCAGTTGTTGAATCCGCACTACCAGTTCCCACCTGTTGTCCATTTGTAGTTTCAGCAATAATAATATTAATTGATGGATCAGCCTCGTAAGAATTATCAATTGGTATTGCGAGAGATTTAATAAAGACTCCCGTTGAATTTGTAAATTCCAAATGAGGAACTACAATTTCATTTTTATTACAGAATTTATTTTTTCTATAATAAATACGAGTAACTGCATTTTGAGTATTTATTTCTTCTGTGAACTGGTTAATCCCAAGAGGATAAACTAATGGTATTGGAACAGATGAAATATCTAAATCTGCTTCAATTGTATTTATACCACCAGCAAGATAATCGGCGACTGCTGCTTATAGAAACGGATGAAGAAAACACTATAACCATTTGCTACATCTGACTCACAAGTAAAAAATGTTCGTCCAAGACCAACGCCAACAAGAGTTTTCATCGTTGTCCAAGTGGTGTTATCAGTTGATATTTGTATTAGTTTTTCTGCCGAAGCACTATTTGAATACAATAAAAATTTAAATTTCAAATGTTTTATAGGCAGTAAAGTATCTACTTTGAAAGTTAAGTATCTTATTACTGCATCGTTAGTTGCTAGATATTCATTTGTATCACTGGCAAGCATGGTCATATACCAACCATTTACAGCCAATACTGAATCTGTACGACCTCCTTGACTTGCTTCATACACATTGATTGCTTCAAGAGGAATACCAGTTGTTGGAACATTTTGCCAAAGATATTTTCCTTTATCGAGATCAATTACTGCATTATTGAATACTCCTTCCTCTGATGATTGTAAAGAAAGTTTCTCTCCATTACAAATGATTGTTGGGTTTTCAGTATGCTTTACAAAATTGGTTTTCAAATCATATTGAATACCATTATTTGCAACCCACGAACCAGCACCGTTTGCTGTATAATCAGTGAATGGCGCACCAGTAGTTTTATATCTTATAACGACATAGTTTGTTACACCATCTGCTGATGGTCTTTTAAATGTAACAAAATATTTCGCACCAACAGTCAAATTACATGGAAGATTTATTGTATATTCGAGGTATGAAGTTGTTAATGTCGAAACATCCAGGGTCGTAGCAGCAATCGGAACACCATTTGGAAGATTTGAACCATTATCGATTTCGACTGTAAAAGTTAAGTTACCAGTTGGTGAACCCACTTTCTTCAAAACCACTGATGCAGTCGCCATCTTTGGTCGTATCGGTATGAATTGCTGTGAACGCCAATAAGTAGTGGAGTAAGTAGCATCTGTATCTCCACCCAATTTATAATTATCATATATATCGACGTAATCTGATTTTCCAGTGATTGTCGTTAGTAATGGTGTTGGTGAAGTTCCTGTGTAACCAGTATCCTCAACTACTTCTTCGATAATTAAATCATCAAACCATGCGTCACTTACATTACCAGCAACGTAGTTATACATCTGAACACGACCGCAATATGCTGTTGCGTCAGAAGTAAACTCGACAGATAATAATGTCCAATCATTTGTACCAGAAAGTTTTGGTGTGTAAATAAAACCTATTGCACCAAATGTAGATGTATATTGTAATAAAGTACAATAAATTGCATCGGTAGCAACATTATTTGTTTTTACCCATACTGATAAACGATATTTAGTGGAAGGTTGTAGTTTCATCCAATGACGTTGATATGGCTGATCTACTACACAACGACCAGTTGTATTTGTCATAGATACTTTCAATGAAACAAGACCATTGTGTGTGACACCTGTATCAAACTGAACTGAAATTGCTGCTGATGGTGCATAGGCATACCATCCATATCTATCATCTGTTGCACTTCCGGCGGCAGTACCAACAATATAACCGTTTGAAGTTTGCGCGGCGGTAAATGGCGGTGCAGTTTCAAAATCACCGTTGTATATTCCACCTTTAGATGCAACTGTTAATGGTATTAAAGTCGGGTGAGGAAGATTCTTTGAACCCTGAACAAATGCTGACGTAGCAATTGATGTGTCATTGTCATTATCAGCAGGAGTGGGCGCAGTTGGATTCCCAGTTAAGGCCGTATCCACTAATGCGTTCTGGACAAATTCAGTCGTTGCGAGTTGACAGGTATCCGTTCCATCTGCTGCTGTATCTGCCGTTGGAATACCAGTGAAGTCTGGACTATCGAGTGGTGCTGCATCAGGATCACTCGTTAATAGGACACCACTTGCGTTGTAAACTTTCATGCTAGCACCTCTTTAGTTCCCCATATATAACGGTCTGTTGGTCTTACGCAATCTACACATATTAACTTCGGGTCAATCTCATGCACATCTTCTACTTCAAAGACATACACACTTGTTTCTTCCACAGGGTTTAATAAGGGCTTGCCACACCTAGCACAAGTGAATGTGAAAGGTTTGGCTGCCGATTGAATCTTCGCTTGCATAAGTCACCTATGTTTTCATCATAAATACGATTGCATAATATGGTGGTCGGTTCTCATGTGCGCTTCCTGAACCAGCACTACCTGAAGTTATTGGTGTCTGGTCGATATGACTTCCACCAACTAAAATACCAAACGCTGTACCAGTACCAAAGACGTTTGGAACACCATGAGTATGCGCTGGCATTTCTGCTGTGGTCAATGTATGTGTGGCTTCTCCACCTTCATCGGCGACGGCGTATGTTGAACCAGCACCAACAACGAACTTATCACGAAGATCAGGAGTGGAACTCGAACCATTACAAAGAACCCATCCAGATGGAATCGATGCGATACTTGAATACCACATCGCAATAAGACCCGACGGAACTGCTGAACCTGCTGCTATCTCTGCTTTAACAAATGCTGTCGTCGCAAGTTGTGTGGTGTTAGTTCCCACAGCCGCAGTCGGAGCAGTTGGAACGCCAGTTAAACCAGGCGAGGCAAGATTAGCCTTTAAATCATTTGCTGCTTTAACATGTGCAGTTGTCGCAATCTGCGTTGTATTTGTACCCGGTGCTGCTGTCGGAGCAGTTGGTGTTCCTGTTAATGCAGGAGAAGCGAGATTTGCTTTTAAATCATCTGCTGCTTTGACGTGTGCAGTCGTGGCAATCTGTGTCGTGTTTGTTCCAGGTGCAGCCGTTGGTGCTGCTGGTACTCCCGTAAATGTTGGGTCAGCGAGTGGGGCCAGGTCAGTGATCTCGGCTTTAGTAGCAAGAGTGTCAGTAACATCCTTAACTGCTTTGGATGTAGAGATGGTACTATCAGTCGTACCAAGATAAGTAATGACGGTATATTCTGCAAGTTTGTTGGGAACATTGATTTGCAGAAGTTTCCCGCTTGCATCATATACTCTCATGCTTCCTCAACACCTGAAATAACGTAGTCCACTTTTGCGGCTGTTCCTGCGTCACCTTGAATTTTATCTCCCGCACCGAGCGTCAATACATCGTCATAGACTAAAAGGTATCCAATACCTAATGTCATGTTACTTGGAATAATCTTCCTCGCAGTTCCACCTGCTTTGAGAACATAGAGATTCACACCGAGTTCTGCCGAGTGAGTATTAACCAGAGTGATTGATTTAATAATCGTCGTGGTTACTGCTGGCGCTGTATATAAATCTCCAATGGAACCAGCGAGTTGCCCATTAGCAAGATTTTTAACTGTGATTGCTGTCATGATTATAACCCCAGATATATTAATACTTGTCTGTTCTTTGCTGCTTCAATAGCGAGCCATGCTTGCTGTGCTGAAGTTGCATGATAATATTCAGCAACGGTTCCACCCTGAAGTCCACCAAGTTCATTGTGGTTTACAGTAGTAGTTCCAGAAAATGTGTAATCAAATGCAGACGATGCTTCTGTGCATACTGTTGCTGATTTCTTTATAATTATTCTTCCGATAAAGATACCAAGTCCTTGAAGTGCAGGAGGTATTGTAGTCGGGAATGTTGCTGCTCTTGCGTTTGCGAGAGTTCCATAGTTGGCTTGTCCATATACAGAATGAATAGAACCATCTGATAAAATAAAGAACCAATGAACCCCGTAATCACCAGTAGTTAAATCATTGAGAGTTCCAGTTCCATCATCCCAATAAGTATTATCTATATCTTGGAGTGCGGTAACATATAACCATCCACCAGAACCATTTCTATACCAAGCAACGAATCTATCAGCGCCACTTGCATTAAAGGCTGCTGTTATAATCTTTTCATAGTTAGCAAAGAACATTCCCTCGGTAACAGTTGGTTGACGAGTTGCTGTTGTGAATGAGAGCATTGCTCCACTAGCCCATTCAAGTCGTCTTAATGTTTGAAGTCTATAAAGATCCCTCAATACAGAATCTTGAATGTCTTGTCCAAAGTTACCAATGAATAAAACATTTCCAAGACGATAAACCCTACCAACTATAATTTTAGATTGTAAGTTAATATCTGTATAAGTTGTTGTTACTGCCCAAATTGGTGAGCCACTGTTGTAATCAACATAGATATAATTCATTGAGTTATCAGTGAGTGAAACATTTGTAGTAGCATCTATATCAAATGCGACTAAATTACCGACACCAGAGTTGGTTGTCCTTATTACACCTTTCGCCGAAGCAATATCAATTTGCCCACTACCTGAATCAGTAATAGTGCCACCCTCGAAGAAACCAGCACTATTGGTAGCATCTAGAAATTTATCTAGATTATCGTAAGTGGGCCTGCCGATACAGTCTATCCCAATATCCTTTGTACTTCTTCCTTCGATTTTTGCTGGCATGTTTTCACCTCAAAAAATAAATGAATTAGTCTTATGCTGTTACTGTATATTCGAGAGTAACGAGAACCTTACCACCTGCGTCAGCCTTTGCGGTTGTCAGGTAGTAATAGCCGTCAGCCAGGACCACATTGTTGGTCGTGGGTGATGCCGTGTCGTCATCTTCAAGTGCCGCAGAAAGGGCAACAGTAACTACACCGTTTGCAGATGCTCCACCGACGTTACCACAAGTAATCGTACCATTGCTGGTTCCTGCAAGAGCCTTCGTCACAGTTGAACGAATCTTGTTGACAGTAACTTTCATCGGGAAGTAGATAAGCGTCTGCATCTGCTCGTTGGTTTCAAACGACAGAGGGAATGCAATTACTCCTTTCGCACCAGTAGCGGCAGCCACAGATGTTTCGACAAATGTGTTTACTGCTTTCTGCGACGGAACGAGTACATCACTGTCAGCCGCCAGAGTACCATCGGTATCAACACCCGCAGTTGCATGTGCATCCACGTAAGTCTTGACTGCCTTCTGTGTAGCCAGATTCGAGTCCGAGTTCGCTGCGAGGGTTCCAGTTGCGTCGATCTTCGTGATAGTCGCGCCACTGTCAAGTTTTAATGCTCTTAAAATGTGATCTAAAGACATGTCAATATCTCCTGAAAAATTATGCTGTGACCTTGGAAACGATTCCGTTGTATGATATATAACGGGCGCTCGCATCAGTATTCTTAATCGTCATATATACTGCGTAAGTTAAGTGGAAAGCATAACCTAAAAGACCACCAGATGCGTTGGCATCTATCTTGATGGTGTTTGTGCCATCCGTAATATACACCTCAATGGGGTATCCATCTTCGGAGAATATATTATGAATGATCCATTCATCACCACTCGCCGGTCTTACGGTGAGGCTTGCAGCAGCGTTCACTGAAGTCGGTACGATGACTACGGCATCACCAAGTTCTGCCATGTTTATCCACTCGTCTTAAACTTAAACACAATAATGACGTTATCGTTCTGTACAAAGTTCATTACAGCAAATATCTGTCTTGCACAGAAATCTCCACCGACATCTGCGGTAGTGCAAACTCCTGCTTCTTTGACTGCAAGAGATACTGCTGAAATGGTGAAATCACCTTCATGCTCCGAGGTATCATTTGCCACAGTTGTCGTGCCGATAGTATTTGTGGAAGCAACACGTTGCGCCTCTGCTATCAGCGCGTTCTGGTTAATGTTCTCGGCGGTATCATCTGTACCAATCGCAACTCCGAGGTATGTCGCTCCGAGTGCAATCGCACTATTCTGAATACCTTTTAACAATAACATATTATGCGCTCCGTGTTAAGTTTTTCAGTCCAACATGGAAAAGGACTTTGTCAAATAGCGATGCCTCGGAGTATGGTCTAACATGCTCCAGTAGTACACCGTTGCGATAGTGATAAATATCACAAGTGACTTCAACTTTTGCTGGTTGAGTTATTGCTGCCAACTTGATCACCAAACTTCAATTTGTATGTTCCAGCAGATGCTTATTACATGCTGCTAGAAAAAGTAATTATGTTTCTGCATAATTGTTCATAGCAACTATGCAAGTGGCTTATTAGGACTTGCCAAAGGTTTGATAGTTCGCGGTTGGAATTACTGAACTCCGAACATTATCTGTATGAGTACGAACTTCGAGTGTGTTGTCACCAGTTATAACAGTCGGTGTAAGAACTGCATCACTGGCAACTTCAGTCCAGGCGCCACCATTCCAACTGTATTCAACTGATGCAGGTGCTACTTCGGGTTCCGATGTTTCACGGGTCAGTGTGTGTTTGTGTCGTGTGTTTCTATCAACGATGAAACTGTAACCCAATATACGATGAACTGCTGATGAATAAACTCTTGCACGACAATACCATGTTGCTGATGAAGTCGAACCAGAGAATAAACCACTGACAAAATGACGACCATCATCACCTGTCATATAATATGATATTCCTCGTAATGTAGTTGCACCACTGAATGATGGGTTGTTAGCCAATTCTATGTAAACATATACATAGCCAGCAGATGATCTTATAGGCCAGAATTCAAAAGCATACATCCCATGCTGCCATCCATTGGTCATTGCTGTTAAAGTGACGGGAAAGGTGTGGGTAGTTGCATCAGAATATTCACTAGAATCTTCTGCTGATGATGAAACTGTATCAACTTCAGAGAGATAAAGAGTTGAATCTGTTACTCCCGCTTTCCATTTACCGATGTTTATTTTGAGATTGAAGGCTGTGAGAATGGAAGCGTCCTTGCAGTTGAATATGAATTTGGTGACGATGCTCTGTGTTCCTGAAACATTCTGTGAGGCGTTGCTCCACTGTTGGTCAGAACCAGATGGGAAATCGCCCTCGATGAGATGGATACGTGAGCCGAATGAATCGACTACTGAAGTGCGTCCGTCATCAATAATAAGTTCAATACCGTCCATTCCTTGAATGAGTGATTGAACCCAATACTGAACACCGTCAACCAAAACTTTATCTCGAACGTCGAATTGAGTTTGTGACGGGTCAACTGTTACTTTGTATTTTGTATATGAAACACCGACGTCTGCAAGTATCTGCGCAGCGATTGATGCTGCTTGTGCGTTGGTATCTATGTCGTCAATCTGATAGTAAACTCTTGATGATGTGCTGGAGCCAGCCTCTCCTCGTATCGTTGAATCCTTTCCTATCACAACTACTTGGGTTATACCACGTAGCATTGACGATGATAGAATTGTTTTACTCTGATAAACGATGTTACCTTCACTGACTCTGTTTACGTTGATACCAGTTGCGTTCAACCACTTAATTGTTTTTGTTAAGGAGTTGAATATGACATAGTAACCTCTCATCTCTCGCAGCACCTTATTAAGTGCTTGTAGACGGTTAACCATGTAGAAATTCATGGTAACAACAGTCGCATCGGACATTGTTCCATCAATAGTCCAACCCGATGCTGGTGTGCTGGTTACTATATCTGTTGCGAGATTGAATACAGAGATTGATGATTTGATAAATACATCAGCGCTGCTACTTAAATAGGGCATTGTTTTTAATGTGACTGCTTCCTCGTATGCAGTATATTTATACAATGCTCCCTGTTCTATTTCTTCTTTCTCCTTGATGTATCCGATGAATTGAGGAGAACCATCTGCGTCAATCGTGATTGCTGCGTTTAATGCGAATGATGCAGCCGATACAAATTCACATTTATCAAGTTCTGTACCTGTGTAACTTGCTTCAAATTCAGCAAGAGGATAATCAACAGAACTGACTGTGACTGTATATGCTGCCATTATATCACCGCACCAGCGAAGTAGTATTCAAGATCGAACTTAACATCGTAGTAACCGAGGTTTCCTTTGGCTTCTTTGATTTCAAGATTCTTAATAAGCCACTTCGACGCATTTGGTAATTGAAGGTATGAAGAACTAGATACGACGACAACAGTTTCTCCACCCCAAGCATTGAGGATATTGAAGTCTGCTGCTGAATATACACGACCAGTCATCTGGACTTGGGTAGTTCGTCCTAGTCTTACGATAACAGGATTGGAACCTTTAACTGGCGTGATTTTGTTATTACTCTTTTTTGTGAGAGTGATACCATTAGAATAAAAAGTTATTGTAGTAAAGGGCGTTGTGTAATCAGTTAATACGACTGACATTCAATCACCCCATCGATGCGTTCGCCGCATCATTTGCTATTTTTGCTGCCGTCTTACCATCACCAACACCAACATTCTTATTGAAGTTAATGTTGTTGACGATTGTTGTTGCTTTTGTCGTCGCTGGATTTTCGCTTCCTGTACTGGTTGACCACTGTTGGGCCTTTGGTAATCCAGGTATGATCGAAGCGATTGTATTATAGATACCAATTATTACATTGACGAAATCAGCGAGGGTCTGACCGAGAGCATTTGTAAATGCGCTTGCGACATCCATACCCATAGCAAGATTCTCGAAGAAGTGAATCAGGAAATCAACTACTATAATTATTACACCGATAATAATAATCAATGTACTCATCGGTATAAGTAGCAATGCTGCTGCCGCCTGTAAGAATGTTACTATCGTCATTATTCCAGTAAATGCAAACTGAAGATATGCGAGTGTCGGGAGTAATATTTCTGCTGCGACGATTATGAGTAGTAAGAATTTCAGTAACCCTGTATCTCCGAGCCAATTAACTACGTTGGCAATAACTGGAATCAGTGGTAAGAAAGCCAACACAATTTCGAGGACTGCCTTAATAATTTCCTGTAATGCTTTCACGACTGCTGGATCGGCGAGAGTAATTGCTATTGCATCTATGACAGCGAGGATTGCTGCCACCATTTCGGGTGATAATACTTTAACTGCAAGTGCATCGAACACGGCTTTGAACTGATTGACTATTGCTGTAAATCCTGCCCATGCAGCCGTCTGCATTTCAGTTGTTACACCCATTGATGCCGCGATGTTTGTACCTTCACCACCTGTTGCAATACCAGCAAATGCTGTTCCTATTGCACCAGTTGAAATCATTGTTCCTAAATCTTGTAGACCAGAGAACAATCCTAACATCTGTCCGATGATAGACATGAATGAAAATGCAACACCCAACGATGACATCTGAAGCATGAACAATGACTTATTCATATCTTTAGCGTTCTTCATCGTGAATGTATTTTTAAGACGATTAGCAAATCCTGTTATACCAGGCGTGACACCAGCACCTGCCGTCTGAACTCTAGCACCATATCGAGTGCCACCTGGCAACGCGGCTGTTGCTGCTGCAATTTTACTAGCCGCACCACTTATTTGCAGCGCTGCTTGCCCAGGTTTACCAGCAACACCACCCATACGTTGAGTAACATCAAGACCTTGTCCTTGATATTTCTTCGTCACTTTATCCAATGCACTTGCATCGACGACCACTGTAAGAGTTCCGATTGGGTCTGCCATAGTTCACCTCCTTTTCATCGCTTTCTTTTGCTCTTTGTTTTCTTCGGTATGATATGTATTTATTACATCAAAATCAAAAAGTAAACGAGCCATCCAATCTTCTTCTTCAGTCCAAGTTAAAAGAGTTGATGGACGTTGACCAGTGTCAATTGCTACTATACCGAGGGCAACTTTCATTTCCTTTTTAAACAATCCGAAAGAATGTTTCCGACGTTTCCATCGTCGAACACACAGCAAGGAATAACGAGTATTGATCTTCACCACTTACATCGTCGATTGTTATTGAATCCTTCGGTGCTGCTGAATCTTTGGGAGTAAAAGAAATGAGGAGATTTGGCAGGACTTTCTGCGCCCACTGTTCAAATCCTTCGCCGATACGTTCCTGTTCCATTGGCGACATTGGGTCGCCTTCTGCCTTCTTATTTGCTGGCATGTATTTTGTGATAATACCAAAGTGGAGTGCGCCCATCCTGCCCATTGGCTTGCGGATTTTATACACTCCACTTTTCACTTCGACATTAATGAATATCATACTTAAGCCGCCACCGTGAATGTAACTCCACTACCTGTTGCGGTGAAGTCTACAATCTTTTCAATTTCTGAAACCTTTGAGATTTTCTTGCCACCCTTTCCATATACGGATACAGGCATGGATAGTCTGAATGATTCGGTTCCTGCCATGTTAGTACAGATAATAATGAGTGCTGCACTTCCCACGGTGTTATTAGCATCTACGGCAGTACCAGAAGTTGTTCCAGTGAGTGCGCGTCTATACTCATCAAACGCAGTTTCAGCGAATGTAATTGAACCAGTAACGCTAGTCACACCAGTTCGTGCAAGACGATGGAGAGTGAAGTCGTTAAGGACGAAGTTATCATCATCGAGTTTTCTATCGAGGTCAACTGTGATTTCTTTAATCTCGGTTGATGGAGTGCCTCCTATTGTAAGACTCGCATTGTAGAATACTGCTGGATCTTCGGCGGTGATAGTTGGTTCGGAGAAAGCAACGAGTGAGTAGTTCTTTGCGAAGAAGTCAGCCGTGAATGTTGCAAACTCTTTTGCCGCGAATGTCAGTGAGAGTTTCGAGATACCACAACCAACACATTGCATTTCCTGGTTCATCAGTTCCTCACCAATGTCTATTGACATCGACGTTGGAACACTGAATGTATATGGGCCAGTTGCATCACCCATAAATGCTTTCAGCATAAGTTCGAGTTGCTTCGGACGAAGCGTTCCCTCAATAGAACCACTGATTTTAAGTGGGCCACCGTATGCAGTTGCAGCGATGAAGTTATCAATATTCTCCTCAATAAGAAGTGAACGATCAACATCGACACTTACATCAGACACATTGATACCTGTCGTAGCAACATGTGTTCCAAAATTGGATTCATTACCGACTTTAACATAGTTAACCAAGATTAATCACATCCCTGTATTTAATTACCATTTTGATTTCAAGATCGTTGTTGGTAGCATTTATATTTACTGAATCAAATCTGAAATGATGATAGTTCGTGAGAACAACATCTTCGTGTATGATCTCAATAATGTCTTTTATCTGTGCGATTGCGAGATCTCCATCAGTCATATAAAATATTATATGCACCTCTACTTCAGGAAGATACGTTGAACCAGTTTCGAGCATTGGGTCAAAGCCAGCGAGAACGACAGAAACATGATTCGTCGCCTCTTTATTCATCAGCATCGTATCTACTTTGTATTTGTGTGATTGGAGTGCCTTTGCGATGTCAGCGATAATCATATTACAATATCAACTCTCCACTGTCCTTTAATAGTTGCTCCTGCCGCTTTAAGTTTTTCTATCATTAAATCGGCAAGGATTTGTCTTGCTTCACCAGAGAAGTCCTCATACCAAGGAACCCAACGGGTCTTGGCATCATAACCAGGATGGTAGCCGCCTGTATAAACGCCAACCTTACAGTCCTTTTCGTAACTGTATGCACCACTATTAGATGCGCTGAAACCATTTCTTAATAGTTCACCATAGTCGTAATCTTTTATACGACCTACTCCCATGCTTGGCATGACAAATGCTTTAAAAGACATCTTACCAGAGAACATTGGGATACGAAAATCAAACTCAACTTTCTTCGTCCTGTCATTGTGCATGGGAACCATGAAGAACTGTAATTTAGTTCCTGAAACTTTTATTCTTAAAGACCTGCCTAATTGACCTGTGTTTGGAAGTCCTGCTTTTGCGCGAGCATCGAAGTATGAATAGACGTTATCCTTCCAATACTCTTGAATTTGTGCTTCTGCCTTCTCCATGACTTCGTTGATTGCTGGTTGATTACCTTTGAAAATTTTATTGAACTGTCTTGATACAGACTTATTAGGCTTCCACTTCAATCGAATCACAGTAACACCCACACTTGTCCATCAAGCATATTATTATTTCTACTAGACTCTTATTAGATGCTGCTAGAGCAAGAGAAGCCACGTTCTCATATGATACAAAAGAGTTAGGTTGAGATGTTGGAATCAAGAGTTGAAACGGACATGCCTACTGCTGCCCATAATTTCTTTGCTCCTGCCGACTGGTCAACCGTTGTATCATCGTTTATTGCGAGAGTCGTTATACGTCGTAGAAAAGAAACTGCTATGCGTTGAAGTGCAGCGAGTTTAATAGAGGATGCTTGTGATACTTCGCCGCGAGTGCGTTCAACTAAACTTGTATAATTGACATACGCAAAATACGTGGCAAGCGCTCTAATTGCTTTAGCCTCTAAATCCTCTGTGACACTATCATCAATGAGTGTGTCGATATAACCTTGTGCCATTTTGAGGCTGTCATATAATTGTTCATCAGTGGCGTAGTTGTCGGGAATATCAGACAAACTAACCTGAACATCGAGGATAAGTCTTGCTAGATCGATTGCCATAATTAACGCCTCAAAAATAAATTTGTATCAGGATTATGCTGATACGCCTGTGATGGTACAGAGATACTTGGAGGTTGACTGCCCAGACGCATACGGTATGATTGCCGTGTTGAAGTACTGGGTGACGAGGAATCCCTGACCAACACCGACTTCACGCCAGGTTTCGGCACCGGGGATCTTTGATCCATCGTGAACCATGTGGCGGCCCATACGGGGAGTGTTGATACCGACAATTGCGGAGGTCGTGAGTGCGCGAGTGAACGCGATCTTCAGGCCTTTCTTGCCGATAAATTCCTCAACTGATTGCTGGATCTCACCGATCTGAATCGGCTTGGACAACTGACCGAATACCTTTGCGGGATACAGAAGAACCATGTTCTTAAGATCGCTGTCGGTAATGGTCGTGTTGTTGACGATCTTGGCGATTGCTTTCAGGATGTCGTCCTGGGGCTGGCTTGCGGCTGCATCCCAGAATCCACCGGCGGCAACCGTGTCACCTGCACCAGCGAGGGCTGCGGTGAAAATCTGACGGTCTTTCTTGTATGCGAGGGCCTGTGCGGAATACTGTGCGTTGAGAGTTTCCTGCTCTGCACCCTGCTCGACTGCCTTGACTTCATCGTCAATGATGTAGCGAACCTGGTTCTTTTTCAGTTCGATGTACTGTCCGTACCACTGGAAGTCAGACAGATCAGCCTTACCGCCTTCTACAATTTCCTGCATCTCGAATGTGTTGGTCGTCGGGGTTGCAAGTTTGTACAGAAGGTTAGGGGTCGTGCTGGTTGGCATGAGCAGTCCACCAACATACAGAGTGTCTGCAAGGTTGTAGACGATCTCGGTAGTCAGCATCGCGCGCATTGCGTCTGCATCAGAGGTGTTGTAACCGCTTGAAAAATTGTATTTTGTCATGTTATTCATCTCCATTAATTAATCTACGAGAGGACGAACCTCGGTGCTACCCACACTTTCACAAACGTTCCTGCTGCCTGTCCTGCGGCAACAAGTTCAAGTGCCTTACCGACAACCATTGATCCTGCACCAGCGTCAGAACCATCGACACAGCCACCTGCGGCGGTTTCGACTTCTGCACCAATGGTGATCTCAATGTTACCTGCTACGACGGGCATCTCAACAACAGTTCCGGGAACGAGTCCTTTAACTGCGACGGATGCGTCAGCCGCGTATGCAACTGCGCCAGTAGCGAGCGACAGAGAACCCATATGGACGTAACCAATGGGCATATCGCCTTCAACTGCGAGGTCAACTTCGTCTGCTACACCTGCAACAAACTTCACGAGCGATCCAGCATAGGTTATTGCCTGATGAGCAGTAAACCTGCGGCCGGGATATTCGATACCATTAACAAATCCACCTGACATGTTTATTCACCTGATTTAATATATTTTCTTAATTCTTCGGGCATGCTCTCGATCACAGCGGCCTTACCCGTTTTCTTCGCGGGAGGAACGACTACTGGAGTCGTGGGAGTTTCACCTGGAGCATTTACAACAAAGTTGCTTTTCATCTGCTTCAGTACTTCAATGCGCTGCTTCGCTGGTAAATCTGCGGCGATAGTTTCAGGCGCTTTGAATCCGAGCGTTTTGAGTTCCGCTACGACAACATCTGTTTTCTCTTGAATGAAACCAGAGTTCTCTGCCGTGAGTGCGTCAACCTTGCTCTTGTAGTCATTTATCTGTGCAGCAAGAGTTGCGTTCTCTGCGGTTTTAGCATCGGCAACAGCCTTAAGACCTGCTACATCAGCGTGTGCGGATGCAACTTCAGCCTTTGCTGCTACTGCTTCAGCCTCGAAGCGAGCGCTCATCTCTTTATATTTACTGATCTCTGCTTCAAAGTTTGCAGAGCCAGTTGGTTCCACGACGGGAGGAGTAATCGGTTCGACTACTTCTGTTCCCTTCGGGTAGAATACCATGATTCCTTCTTGTTTCATATGGTCACTCTCAAACATCGCAGGAACAGGTTTGTCAAACTCTTTGTAGTGTTTAACTAAATGATTATATACTGTCTTTCTATCAGACGAATCAAGCGATGACTGTTTCAATCGAGCCATTGCGTTAGCAACAGCCGCCCATACAACCGCGTGTGATTTGGGGTTGTGATGTGGGAACTTGAAATCACCGAAAGATGTCGCAGGTAGTTCGGCAGAATAAGCAAAGTGGCCTGCAATATTTGACTTCTCTTTCTCATCCAACTCTCCCCAGTTCTTACTAGTAAAGTCGCCGAGGCTTGGCTTATCCCAAGAACCAGTTGCGTCCTTACCGTAATCCCAAGGATGAGAGGGAGCGCTAAATGTCATAGGCATACAACTTACCTGTGTTCCTTCCATTGCTGGTATTGGAACGAGGGCAAGAGCAGTTATGACACCATCAATAGGTAAACCAGTTGCGTCAAAAGTGAAGTCGATCTCTGGACTGATCTTGTTCTTTCCATGAGATTCAATTTCATCACGTTTATCATCGCCGTAGATGTGTCCTACAAATGGTAGACTCTTTGAAGTTGAGTCATATCCCATCTTGAAAGCACGTCCTACTTCTGGTGTGTCGCCATGCCCAATCTTAATTGGTACGGCACTATCAAAATGCGAAAGGATTTTTGTCATCAGTTCGTTAGTAAAGTCAAATTCCTTACCTTCTGCTGAACGACAGATTCCTTTAGTGATGGCTGCGCCTTGGACTTTGAGATTCGTAGAGTCAATCCATACTACATCCCCAAAGTTAAACATAATATCACCAAACACTATTCCTATGTATATATTTTTCTTTCGTTAAATAGAGATAGGTTGTATAAGTCTATCTCAAAATGTTTTGCGACGCATCTCTGGTATGAGAACCAGCACTTTCGTCGGTATCAGGATAGGCAGCATCTTCTCCGTTGCCACCTCTTGCTGCATTAGCAGCGACATTGTTGGCGGTTACACCTATCTTTTCACCAGGCGCCTTTGGAAACTCTGGTTCCTCTGGCTCCTCACCTGGATCACCAATGACAAGTTTACCCGTCGAAACAATGTTCTTCTTCTGTTCATCAGTCAGCGCGTCGTATGCCACGATAGCACGAATCTCGTCCTGTGTAAAGACACCAGCAGCAACCATGAGGGATAACTGACGGAAGGATTCAAGACGGTTCATTGAGAGGATCAGTTCGAGTTTGATGTCTACAATCTCTATTGGATACGTGGGATCTATTAATAAGAGTCTGTCACGAATCATGTTGAGAAGCACGAACTTAATCTTCTTGGCTATCTGTATTACCTTTGCTGACACGTAATTGGATACTACTAGTTCGCTAGCATAGGAACCAGCATCTTTACCATTGACGATTGATGCAGGAACGTTCAGTCCAGTGTAGATGTCGCCCTGAAGTTGTTTCAGGAGATCGTTGCTCTGAAGATACTTACTATCTCCACCGACGGATTTGATGTCCACTGTGTCAAGTGTGATGTATCCCTGATCAACTGCCTGATTCTTGATGGTGTTGATGTAGTTCGAGATAAACAATTGAACATCTGCGGCCTGTGCAGCGCGTTGCTGGTCAGGAGTACCCTGATAACCTTCCAGACTGAAGATTTCAGCGTTGATCTGGTGGTGTTCTCTAGGTATCATCTTTGCACGAAGCAGAATATCAATCATTGTGATCTGACGTTTCCACCAGACGGGAATAATACAGCGATGTAGAGGAGAGATTGAGTAGATGCCGAATGTGGTCCTGGAGAGATTGTCCATCGCCATAACGGGTGAATCTTTATACTTGATATGAATATAGTTCTCGCGCTCGATGACGTAACTTGGCGACTGTGGTTTCAACTGCTCATTGACGACAAGATACTTCGGGTCTGTGAATAGAACGATAGCCGCATTGTTACGATACTGCATATCAGGAATGAATGTAACAAGATTGTTGGGAAGAATCGACGGAGCGAGTTTGTTTCGGTAGTCGATAAATAGATTTCCCTGTGTCATTATAATTTCGGTGTATGCTTCAGCGAGATTATCAATGCGCATTGCCTCATAGATTTTCTTTGCATCCTTCAGGCAGCGCTCCTCTTTCTTTTCGAGTTTAGTTCCGATGTCCTTTGGAACAATTCCTTTGAACGCCTCTGATACGAGGGTAGATACTCGGTCTATACCAGAGCCGATGTCAGCCTCATGCTTATACATCTGCTCGAAAACCTGACAGTCAGTGAGAGCGTCGAAGTTAGACATTCCCATGATGTATGCTGTTAGGTTTCCTGTAATCATTTGTCCTGCGATGATCTTATTAGAGTTTGGCAGAGTAAAAGAATTGACATCTGAATTCATGAACTCATGCTTCTCTGTGGTTGTCAGCGCAGTCGATTTAGTTGTCGTCTTTTTCTTTGAAGCAGTCATTTAATGCACATCCATATGCGAGAGATACTTTTTTCACAACTTCAAACACTACCGCTTCCTGTCTTTTGAGGTCAGGAAACTCGGCGATTATTTCATCAGTAATCTTACCATAGTCCAATTTCATTTTTAAAACCCCATATATCCCGTCATTTTCGGGAGCGTATTCAATTTGTTTTCATTAATATATCTCATACAATTTGCGACAGAATCAGCCATATCTTTAGAACCAGCCGATGGGTGGTCTATCTTTGGCTTCTGTCCTGGTGTCACGATGAGTTTGTCACATTCTAAACGAAGGACATCATCATAAACAACGGTCACTTTTCCACTGGATTCAAGATCGAGCCATGTAGAGTAATCATCGTAGTTGACTATATGCTGCTCGGTCTTTATTCCTTTGTGGATTATCTCCTCTATGATGTCAGAATACATCCAAGTATCATGGAGGAACACTTTGACGTTAAGAGTTGGCAGCACACGATTGAGATATGCCTTAATTTCTGACGGCATAATCATGATGTTACCCTCTTTCTTCTGGAAACGATGCACACCATCAACAATTATCTTCCCTGAACGATGACGATAGCCACAAGCGATACCGAAGGCATCTTTCTTTACGGCAGGATCGATTGCCATTACACGGTAGGGTTGGTTGATGACACTTGCTGGCGGTGCAAGAAGCACATTGTCCATCTTCGAGAGGACAACACCATTTGGAAACGCTAGTGCGTTCCAGATTGACGGCTGACATCCGAAATCTCTCCAAAATGCTGCCAGATTGTTCTCATGCTCCTTCATCAGCGTTTCTTTATTGAAGAAAGGATTCACTTCCCACGTTGGTCGGATGTATGCAAGGGTGTTGCAAGCATTTCCAAGACGACGCTTCTGATCCTCTGCATCTTTACAGAGGTTCATCATTATTCCGTTTGGAGATTTGAGTGAGGACAGAGCGAAGGTATGTCCATCGGCACCGAGCGTATCGGTGGCTTTAATAACACGCGAGTAAACCTCGGTTGCACCTCGTTTAGATGTTGTATCTTCAAAGTTATCAAGTTCGTCAAAGAAAACCGCCTTTGCTGAACGTCCAACTGCTGTGCTTGCCCAAGACCCGAGAGCCTTGAAGAACACATTCTTGTCTGGACATTCGATTGTGTCCGATTTAAATTTGAAATCCATCCACGTCTGCACAAATTCGGAGCCTTCAAGGAGATTCACTGTGTTGCCGAACACTCCTTCGAGGGCCTGGTCAAGTGAAGTGGCTAACGCAAGAAGCGCAATGCCCTGTCCTTTCAGCAGTTTATAATGCTTCGATGGGTTGGAAATAGTGCATATGTCCATGAGTTCGATGGCTCCAAACATCCCACTCATCGCCGTTTTACCTGACCGCATACCAAGTGCAAGGACAAGATGACGGTAAGGCGGGAGAGTTGGGTTGTATTTGGCTCGATAGAACTCACGAATCATTTCTTCCTGTGCTGGAAACGGCTCCACGCCACAGTGTTCTCGCAGAAACCAGATTGGGTCCTGGCGCATACGGAGAATTACAGAGGCGTATTCATAGCCGTCTTTAGAAAAATACTCGCTTCGGTCTACTTTTGTTTTTACTGCCATCTTCATTCTCCATATTGTTAATCTCTGTGATGGTTTGTTCTTTTGTCATTTCAGACTCAAACAGATGCCCTTCATGCTGAAGTAATTTCTTTCGGCTGGACATTCTGTTCACCTTTGAGTCGGTCTACGATTTTCTTCTGACAGACCGGACAACATTCTTCGAGGATAAGTCCAGTGAGGGTCAGATACTTCTGCTGCATCTCTGTGAGTTGCTGCGCCATTGCAGCGCTGTTGTCAGCACCGATGACTCCTGATACTTCAGCGAGGAGTTTGAGTGTTTCACGAATCTCTTTGGTGACGCTCGTGAGTTTGCGCGTGTCAAGTTCCATGTCCTCGGCTACAATTTCGAGGGCTTCTTGAAGTTTGACGTTGATGTCGTCGAGTTGTGTGAGGAAGTATTCTTTGTCGCGCACGATTGTGACGGCGACCACTTCAGTCGTGTCTTTGGCGTGTTTGTAGACGTGTTCCTCTACTTCATCGATGGAACATTTGAACGCGGCTGCTGCATCTACTGATGTTTTCTCGCCTGTGATGACAGCCTGTGTCCATTTCTTACCAAGTGTTTTCTTGGCACACATCATACACGGCTTCTTTGGTTCTATCAGCGCTTTATTAGATGCCACAGGGATCGGCTCCTTAAATGTTCGACTTCGTGTTCGAGCGTCTTAACTTTGCTGTGCAGATTCATGATTGTCGTCGGAACGTGTAGCACAGTTGAGGAACCATCGCCATTGTTCATGGTTATGTAGTCGCCAGGGTGCATTGATTCTTCGCCCTCATCAACCATTTCCTCACCAGAAGCGCCATTGTTCGCAACCGAGTCGTGTTTGCCCGGCGTACACCATGAGTCGGCTCTGACGATAGGAAATCCGCTGATGGTAACTGCTGCGCATCTGCACTCTACAACTTCGGAGTCGCCAAAAGTGTGCGGTTCTCCGGCGTGGATACAGGCTTTGCATGTGAATTCGGTCATAGTAATTCCTTAATATGTAAGGTTTTTCTCTGCATTTATAGAGATTGGTTAATACTATGATAGAAAGTCCGTACATGAAATTTGTCCGAAGGACTACTAATGAGAACTAAATTGAGGCATTTTAGTAATTGGATCGAGGAAACACTGAATAATATATAATATATTCGCGCGTGTGCGTTCTGATTATCACTGATAGGTATATAAAGGTATCACTAAAATGCGATAGGTCTACGAGGACGAGAGTTGAAATTTCTGAAAAATTTTGCGTAAGTGGCTGCTTTTATATGTAAGCCGCCTATCAGGCCTGATTTTTCGCCGTAAGCCTTATATACACATAAGTAAGTAAGTCCTGGTATAAATACTTATGCCCAAAGGTAGATAAGCAAGAGGAAAGTAACGTCGATGTTCTCGTCTGATGTTCGTCTATGTTCTCGTCTGATAGAAGGATAGAAAGATTGATATACTAATACTTATACTATATATACTTATCTCCAGGACCTTACTAATAAGAGAAAGCCATACGCCATAGTTGGTAGTAACACCCATAAGTAACACACACGTATGCTCGTAGCACGTAATAACACACTCGTAGGCACATAGATGTGACGTATGCGCATAGGCATAGCGTAGATGTGCGCGTAGAGGACGCACCTCGGACACTGACGTTGGCTTCGGGGTGACACTGACGTGTGCCTTCGCGTTCGATTCTTCGACGGTGCGGGCGGGGTGGTGCGCTCACGTCGATGGGTCGAGGTGGCTACTGACGTGTGGCTCGTCTGGTACGACGTGGGAGGGCAAGGCACTCCACGCCTGAACACCTCGGAGGTCACGTCGATGTTCGGGGAGAAGAAGGACGATGGGCAGGTCGATGGCTCTCTCGTGAGGTCAGACGTCACCGACGTGTTTCTCGTCAGAGCGAAAGGTTTAAATACTTGGGAGTCGATGTTCCATCATGCAAAAAATCGAAGCAAGCCCAAAAACGAACAGCAACGAGAGCAAATACGTCGTTCTCCCTCGGAGTGTAGTTCTCTGCACGTCGATAACAGAACGCGCACAGTGTATGAGCAACCTAATGACGACTGCCGCAGTAAGGCAGTATGAGCGTGGACAGAAGGTAGATGTTCGCTGCACAATGGCACAGAGGGTGTAAGCAATGGAACCATACGTCGCAGGACAGAGGGTAATCTACATGGCTACCGAGATGGCTACCGTCATAGGTTACAGCCCTCGCATACCAACCCTCGTCGTAATAGCCGACGACAGCATGAATCTGCACTACTGCACCGAGGAAGCACTTATCCTCGCATAACCCTTTCCGACGACGGATAAGACGGTTCACCACCGTCGAAGGGTTTGCCGTTAAAACGGCGATGGATACGAGATGAATCCCAAATCCGAGGTTCTCGTATGACGAAGCAATCGGTGGAACAGACGACAGCGACGAGAGATGCGTCGTGAAAGCCGTCGGAGTTCTCGTCGGGTGGCATCCTTGTTATCTTCGGACACCCTCGTGAGCAACGTCGAAGCCTTCGGGATACAGTCGGCACACAATCTATGCCGCGATTGTATCGTCAATCAGGGGGGTTAAGGCGTTAATCAACGGGAACAAAGGCGGTGCATCAAATGCGTCGAGGTAACTGACGGGGTAAACTACCCAACACCGTCTACCGTGAGAACGGATAGCAGCGCGGAGTGAGCCGTCAGAGTTTCGACGTAGACACCTTTCGTTGTATCTCGTGAGCCTTCAGTGGCTTCGTCGCTCTCGTCTGTAAACCGTCGGCTCAATCGGCGACAACGATGTGCTGACGACTGCAACGACGAAGATGAGGAGAGTGCCAGATGCGTTCCCTCGTATGAACCGTCGTGAATGTCGTCGGAGAACACGTCTGAAATCGCCCTTGACATCTGGACATTACATCGTAGTGTGGGTGCAACGCCGACAGAACGACGTGAAACAAATTGCCGTCAGCGGTTACGACGTTGCCCAATCTCGACTGCGACGTAACCAACGACGGATGAATCTCTTTCACTTATCTACGGCGTGTGAGCGCATTGTGTTATAAGGGCGCAGCGTTCCGTAGCAACTATGGGGAACAGCGACGGTCAAACGTCGTGTTCTCGTAGCCCTTAATAAGGGCGTAGCAGAGGTAAGAACATGGAATACACACCACAGAAATACGACGTTGTGAAGTTAAACATTCACGAGCGCAGTATCGTCATGGAAATCGTCGAACTGAACGACGTTAAATACGTCAGACTCGCCAACAAAATCCTCGTGCCATACGAGATGCTCGACACAAATGCCTTCGGTGGCTGGATGGTTCACATATGAAGCGCTTCGACGTTCTTAAAGACGATGTACGAACGCAGGCCCAGGCGTATAGCGTAGCGGCTCGCATAAAAAGCGCGATAGCGCACATGAGCGTGAAAAAGTTCGACGTATTAACGGGGATGCTTTAATGGCGCAGTATATCGTCATTAAAACCCTCTTTGATACATACAAGTGTCATGCGTATCGTCTGAAAAACAGTCGTGTTTACTTCAATTCGAGGGCGATTAACCTCGGAAACGTCGTGAGCATCACGTTAAAAGACGAAACTGTCGCCTATGAGAACGTCACAATCGACGTAGTAAAGCCGAAGCGTGTATGCGCGCATCACGTCAGTCGCTTAAAAGGCGCAGAGAAGTGCAAAGCAACCGTAGTTAATCAAAAAGCATTAACAAAAAAGTCCACGATTTCTTCGAGGCTACCAGACGTGATTGAGATTTAAGCATTTCCACTGGAAAACTACCACTTTTGAAGCGTCAATTCTACGAGGTTCGTTCCTCGGAGTGGCATTACTCAAAGGGCGTTGCATCGACGTGTAGAAATCTCTACCGTTATAAACGCGATTTTGAGCATTAAACGCACGTTACCCGCTTAAAAATTTAAAGCGTGAAAAACGGTTAGATTTGCGAAATAAACGCAGATTAATCGGCATATTTGCACAGGAAATGGTGGTATTCAAAGGTTTTTAACGGTTTCTTTCGACAAATTAAGCCTTCTGCACGTTCCAATTTATGCCACATGGGTTTGCATATGCGTAGGTTTGGGATTTTGGTGGGTGTCAGTCGATGTTCGACGTAAAAAAGCAGCATCAAAATCAACCAACCCTCAAACCATACCATAAATTTCACCTCGTTGTCAGAACGCGCGTAATATATATTATATATTAAACGAACGCGTATAGCGTATTCGTCTTAAGTGGTTCATATCCACACGTTCGTCTACCTCGTATCACCGAGGACAGGTAATATCATGAAACTCAAAGGAATATTCACTAAAGCAACGCCGAAGCAGCAGTTACCATTCTTCCTTCGGCTCGTTGAGGCATCGACCTATAAGAACTCCGTTGCCGTCGAGGCAGTAGACGCGCATGGCAAGCGTATTGCTCTCATCTGCCGTATCTCCACCGAGATGGGTGTTGAGATGTACGACGACGTGCCAAAAGAACTCGGCTTCCCAATGGACGCGGGTGAGTCAACGTCTGTACTCGTCCAGAGCGAAACCACTTGTTAAGGTGAATCATGTCGAGAGTCAAAGAGTTAACTGCGTTTGTCGCCGAGAGAAAGGCGAAGAACGATGTATTGCGAGCAGAAATACGGGATAACACAGTCGCTATCACCGACGCAGAGATTATCCTCAAGCGTATCGAGGACAACAAATTCTACGCCGCACTCGAAGTAATATCGTCGGGCTGTGTATGCGCTGGCGTTCGTTGCGACAACTGCATCTACGACGGACATTGTTCGTTCAACACGCTCATCGACGAGGCCAGACGTATCAAGAAGGAACTTGAGGCGAACAACTTCACGTTCAAGCGCCACGAGTAACGTCGGAGATTGCTCCCTATTTTTAGAGGTTCAATGCCTCTACGACGTGTCGCACCATCGAGTGCAGAAGGATTTTATGAAGAAAACTTTTACCGATGTATTCCGCTATTACTGCCCTAACTGCGGCGAGGAAATAGACGGGGAATACGATAGCACCGACGACACCACTACATGCACATCGTGCGGTAGCGTTCTAAAGGTCGGTGACGGCATAGCGACAGCAGGAACACCGAACCCAGGTGTATTAACGGGGAAACTTTTCCTCATATGCCCGAACTGTAAGACGGAAACTGACGAGGACGTAGCGCGCAAAGGCGACGGAGAGTTCGTATGCCCGACGTGCGGATTCATGGGAGCCACCGAGGGTGGACTGTATTAAGCCGATGGCTTTAAATACTAATAAGGAGAAGTAGTATTATGCAATTCAAAAATACTGACGAACTTAAGGCGGCGCTTCGAGGACACATCGGAACGACGCAGTATCACCGCAACGGATTCTGTCTGCCACATACAGACGGAGTTGCCGACCTTATCGAGATAGCCTCGTGTCATTGGTGGATTTCGGATATGAGCGTCGTCGCTCGCATGAAGCCGAAGGTGCGCGCACACAACTTTCAGGTCTGGAAACTCGTCGTCAAAGGCGGGAAAGCAACGTCATACATCGAGGATGGCAACGACAATCTCCTCTACAAACAGTCGTATTCAATGACGGACTTCCCTGAAGGCGAGTTCTCGGTATGGGTTGAGGGCGGCATTATCATCCTCCCGTCGGAGCATTAACATGCCCGTCAGCATACGTGGGAAAGTCGAGAAATACGGAGAACTGCCGTCGTTAGTCTACGACGCGGGTTCTCTTTCTTTCGGTGAACTCATCGCACGTCACGAGGGTAAGCACATTCAACTGACGATAAGCGTGAAGGAAATCCCATGATAGACGTGATTCTCGTCGTGGCCTGTATCGGCTACGTCGTTTTAATCTCTGTGGCACTATCGACCATCTTCGTATGCGCGTCGCAGATGCTCATACGTTCATTCTTTGCCATAGCGTATCCATGCAGAATACTGCCGACCATTTCTCGCAGAGCGTAATAAAGGGTTGCTGGAAGGTTAAAACATGAAGTATCAAACCACGTTCAATGCAATTGTGTCAATCTCGACAATCAGTATCGCGTTCGGACTACTCGGTATAATTATGGTGTTACCATGAACTACGAAAGACAGACGATAAAAGTCGTGCAGTCACGACAAGAGAACGACGAAGAATACCTCGCTCGGTTAGCCAATGAGAGCGCAATGGCGTTAGAGAAGGCTTTCTCCGACGTTTCATGTGAGAGTTTCAAGACGAACAAAGAATTTCACGACTGTTTCCACTGTAAACTCTACGCAGCGCAGAACGTCGAGGACTTCACCAATCTCGGCAAGAAATACCCTGAAAAGTGTGAAGTGCGGCTGGCGATAAACCAACTGAACAGCATCAGAAATCTCATCGTTACGGGGAAACCGTAACCTATCCCACGCTTTTTATCGGCTCATTACCGAGGAAGCGCATAGCCCGACGATGGAACGCCTGGGCATAAGGTTTAAATACTTTGAAGGAGTATGATTGAGCATGACAGACATGGTTTACATCGACGAGAGTGGGCGCAGATACACCCATGAACTCGTCTGGACGAGGAAAGCAGACGGAACGCTCGACTGCGATTTCGTCAGACACTATCTACGTGACGATAGTGAGGACTGCGAATTGAACGCTCGCGTATTCTACGACGAGGACATCGCCAGACTGCTCGCATGGTTCGAGTATGAGGAAATATTCGACGGGAGTATCTTCGAGTTCTGGATGTGCAACGACTGTGGCGACTTCATGACCGACGACATTGACGGTGAGCGCCACATATACGAGGGAACAGCCATCTGTCAGAAGTGTTTTGACGACGACTATACCTCGTGTTATATGTGCGACAGAATTATCCACATGGACGACGCGCACTCCGTCGAGGATGGATGCGTATGCGATGGTTGCTACGAGGATAACTATTCAGTCTGTATCGACTGCGGTGAGTATTTCAACAACCGCGAGATGTATCACGACGAGAACGATAGTTCCCTCTGCACCCGTTGTTACAACCATAATTGGACGAGGTGCAATGACTGTGGCAACTTCGTTCACAGCGACGATATGTGCTGCGACGACAATGACGACAACGACGGTTGCTACTGTCAGTCGTGTTGGGAAACAAGTGGACGCGATGGTAGGCCAGACGAGAACGGTATTCATAAATACGGCTACCGCCCTGAACTCGACTTCAAAGGCGACGGATTGCTTTACTTCGGAACAGAGATGGAAATCGACGAGGGCGACGTTTCACGATTCGATATGTCGAAACTCTCCGACAATTTCTACTGCTGCCACGATGGTTCACTCGGATGGAAGGGCTTCGAGATTATCTCTCACCCAATGACGTATGAGTGGATAATGGAACACCGTCCATACGAACACGTCTGCGAACTCGCAAAGGCGGCGGGATACCGTTCACACGAAACAAAGACGTGTGGTTTACACGTTCATATGTCCAGGCGAGCCTTCGGCGATTGCTACGACAGCAAAACCGAGGAACGTATAACCTCGTTCATCTACTTCTTCGAGAAGTTCTGGACTGAAATCGTCAAGTTCTCACGACGGAAGCATGACTTCACCATCTACGACGAGGTCTTGAACGAAATCGACGCATACGCCAAGCGCATGTGTGAGGTATCCGAAGCCACGCCGATAACTCATAAGGTTGTAGATGAGGCAAAGTCAGAGAAGCGCTACGACAGATACACATGCGTAAACCTCACCAACTCCGAAACTATCGAGGTTCGTATCTTCAAAGGCACGTTAAACGTGAACACTATCATCGCCTCGATACAGTTAATCCGTCTATTTCACAGCCTCTCTGTGTTCGACGTGGATACCATCGAGCATATGACATGGGCGCAGATTAAGGAATACGCCGTTCAGGATTACCCTGAACTTCTGAAATACCTCGCAGAGAGGGGATTGTAATGGAGAAAATTACCAAACAGCAAATCGCAATGAACGTCGTTCTTAAGGGCGTTCTCACCATCGCAGCGTTTCTCGTGTACCCTTATAACATCTTCGTAGCGGGGATGTTAATGGGATGGATAATCCAAGAAGGCTTCGGACTTATCATCATCACGATAGCATTTATCACCGTTAAAATATGGGGGAACAAGTAATGTGTATCATCGTGGTCAAGCCGAAAGAATCAAACCTTCCGTCGAAAACCATCATCCAGAATTGCTTCGAGAACAATCCAGACGGCGCTGGATATATGTATCGCCGAGGTAAGACGATTCATATCGTCAAAGGATTCTTCGACGTGGATGCTCTCTGGAAATCCCTTCAAGCCGTGAAGGAAGCAGACGTGTGCATACACTTCCGATGGGCGACACACGGCGCAGTCAATCGAGGTAACTGCCACCCGTTCCCTATCACTGACGACGTTCACGAGATGCAGAATACGAGGGCGCATTGTAAGGTTGCCGTCGCTCACAATGGGATTATTCACGGCATGAAAGCCTCGAAGTATATCTCCGATACGATGATGTTCATTAAGACGATGGACAAGTCGAAGAAAATCGAACACCAACTCCTCAAAGACGACGGAAAATTCTGTGTGTTCACGGAGAAGCAAGCGTATATCATCGGTGAGTTCCTCTACAACGAGGGTATCTTCTATTCCAACGACGACTACAAAGAGGTTCATAAGTATATCCCCGACAGTTTAGAGGACGACATGCTTAAGATGTGCAACGAATGTACGTCGCAGACATGCGAGGGATGCCCGTTCCTCGACGAGTATGAGAAGTTGAACGCCTCTGAAATCGAGTTCCTTAAGGGCGACAAAGCCTTTAAGGACGACGACAGAGATATGGACGACGCAATTAACGAGATGTGTTAAGATGTATTGCGACATATGCCTTAACGGTGGTGGTTCTGCCTTCCAGAACCGTGATGATATAGGAGAGATACTCCTTAACATCAGAAATCGTATCGTAGCAGGAGAACAAGACGGCGATGTTCGTGACTTAAACGGTAACGACATCGGATGGTTTATGGTTGGTGGTGAGGAGTAATGGTTCACATTCATCCTGATTTTAAGACGAAGAAAGCCTTCAAAGAGGCCGTAGCCCAGGGCGTAAAGGTCGAGGTATTTAATACTATGTTTCCCCTCGCATCATCAGGGCGCGCATGTGTTGAAGCACCCGCCGATTATCATCGGTGGTATGCCGAAGTAGAGTATGAGAACTACATCGTAACAAAGGTGAAAGCATGATTACAGACGCAGACATTGACAAGACAGAATTGCATCTCGCCGAGAGTATATCGGTGAAGTATCGTAACAACGAGATGAGCGCGACAGAATTGGGGAACCGTCTGAAGTATCTTCACGAATACGCGACACTCATGAAGCGCGCATTGGAACACATGAGGACATTAGAGGTGCGCTTATGAAGGAAATCGTCCTCGTAAATAATGGCGGTTGCTATTCTGACTACGGCATTAAAGGAATTGTCCTCGTGAATAAGAAGGATAAGGCCAGAGTCCAGGACGTAATCACCGAGGCGCACACAGAATACACACGTCTGCATCATGAGGCGCGTGAAGCGGAAGAAGAAGCGAGGCGACACGTTACGGGAGTTATCGTGAAGTATCCTTCCGAAACCTCTATAATCAAAGAGTTCTGCGAGAAGAACAACATGAAATACATCGAGGATTATCTCGAAGTTTCATTCGAGGACTGGTAATATGATTGAGATGCCTTACGTCAATGACGATGAACCAATGGGAGATAACTATGAATACGGTTATTTCCCTGACAGTATCGAGAATGGACAGATGGTAATGAACGAGGGTGCAGTCGATGGCTACGCTTGACGGTTTCTATCTCGTGAAAGTCGGTAAGCAATACTACAAATCTCATGGTGTTCTCACCGATAACAAAGAGGAAGCATACGCCTTTATGCTCCCTCATTGCGCCAAAGGTTTAGCAGAAAGACTTAACGGAACAGTGGTGTTAAAGTAATATGCCTCACGATGATAAGCAGTCGGACTTATGGTGGCACGACGCAATCATGCCGACGTGTATCGCAGAGAATTGGCTTCATTGTATCCGTGACTTGGATATGTCGATGGATGAAGTTAAAGTTACCATCGATAAAGCCCTCGTTGAGTTGAAGAAAAACCGTGAAGTGCTACGGGAAGTTTACCTCGAAAAGCGCAGACTTGAAGGAGTGAAATCATGAAGTTTGAAAGAATTATTACGAAGAAAACCGTTATTGTTGAGGAGAAAGAGAACGACAAAGAATTTGCAGCGCGTATATTCAAAACTCTCGCCGATGAATTTGATGGCGGCGTGTTATATTGCTGCTCAAATTACGTCAAAGGTTCTGACTGTACGAAATGTAAGATGTATCTCCCTATAAAAAAGGCAATCAAGAATGTTCCAACGACGGGAGAAACTCAATGCGCTATCATCGCTATAAAATATTTGGCACGTCATATTGCGGAGAAACTTTAATTACTTTTTCGGCGGGTCAAACCGTTGTCGAAGTGTAGCCCGATATGGGCAGCAGATTTAAATAGTATTGCGAACAAAGTTATATTGGTGACTGACATGAAACGACTAAAAGTTTTAGGACTATATTCGGGGAAGCAGTCGTGGGAACGTCCTTTCATCGAGGGTGGTCACGATGTGGAAACTCTCGATATTGTACCGAAGTTTAAATGCACCTTTACAATGGATGCTTTGGACTTTGAGCCGAAGCGACATTACGACGTGGTCCTGGCGTCACCGCCATGCACATACTTCAGTGTTGCTCGTCAAGTGTTTAACAATACACCAAAGGCAACCACTCCTGAACAGATGGAGTTATCGAGGGCATGGTTTGGTAAGGCAATCTCTGTAATCAATACAGTAAAGCCGAAGTTCTTTCTCATCGAGAATCCCTCATGGGTTCGAGGTGCGAGGTATTACTTCCCTGAACCATTCATCCTAGGTAAACTCACACCACCAATGAGAGTGGACTACTGTATGTATGGATGCACGTCGATGAAGCCGACTGATTTATGGACGAACATTCCGATTGAGTTTCGTCGATGCAATCACGCGAGGAATGGACATCGCTCGTTCCAACTCACGCATGGTAGCGTGTCACGTTCAGTAATACCCGAAGAACTGACGAAGCACGTCTACGAGGCTGTAATAAGAGGCTGGCATGACTAAACTAACGATGTGGATGATAGTGGACAACCACTATTTTCTTGGTAAATGCACCCGTAAATTCTTAACGGCGGCAAATGTATGGGTTACGACTGACGCATGGAAACTCATATGGTTCTTCTCGAAGAAGAAACTTACGTATGAAGCGCTCGACGCAATGCCGATTAAGCGAACAACAATGCACGTCGAAGCAATCGACATCACGGTGGACTAATGACAGTATATTACTATCTTAAGAAGGACGGAGTTACTCTCGACCATATCAGACAAGATACGGAGAGAGTTCCTTTCAGTAGTTTCGACTTGCATTATCTCGTCGATAATCTACTTACATTCCCCGATGAATCTATACCATCATTCTTTACGAGGGTATGCACATACTCGTCGTGTGGTGCGAGTGCCATGATTGATGGGTGTTATTACTCCGTAGAATATGAGGTTGATTAACATGGGAGAAACTGACTTGGTATCATTCGACAAGTTGAGAGCGCGTATCCTCGAACATGGTTTGAAGGATATGTATCTCGGTAGTGATGGCACTTGTGTCACCTTTATCCTCAACGATGGTGAGGTATTCAACCTCTATACTACCGAGGAAGATGTTGAATATGCGCGCTGTAATGAATGGGCGTATGTTCAATCGGAGTTAAGGGTAATGCAACAGGTGGAACCATGACGGAAACTTGCATCCCTCATAATGGATGGTGTTTTATCGCTACACATAAGAGTGGTGGTAAATATTTATACGTCAGTAAGAAACCATTATCAATGTCTGACGTTGCAAAGTGGCAGAACATGGATACGATTGTAAGTATCTCTAAACCAGATGTAAATTCAGTGGTGATTATTGAATGACAGACAAACTCGTAATGAAATTTAAATCGACGAATAAATACGGTGGAGAAATGACTTGGTTCGTCGACAAAAAAGGTATCGCATATCGTGGTGAGTGGACAAAACATGACACTCGCACGAGGGAACAGATTCTCGATATGTTCGAGTTGTATAAACCGAACGCCGACAAGTGGGAACTTCACTTCTATCCGCAGAACTTTGCGTTGGTGAAATAATGACAGAAAAAATTATTATGTCGTTCAGGTGGACGCACTCAAATGGATTCATGAAGTGGACATTGACAAAAGATAAGAGAGTGCGCATGTCTATGGACAATGACAAGCGAGGTAGAATTGTAACGAAGGCAGCACTCGATGGTATGAGGCATCATCTCGTTGATAATTCAGTAACTTGCATCATGTATTTCAACGCATATGCCTATGAGCGTGTGCGGAAAGACTAATCAATTTTTGTGTGCGTTATCAGACGTGCGGTTCAATCCGACATACGAGGTCAGCCTAGCCCTGGTGTTAGGCGAGAAGAAAACATTTAAATACTTTCAAAGCAAAACAATTTGAGGCACCATGAAATCCCAAGTTTGGATAACGAAACACGAGGGAAAGATGGAAGGTATTCGTTCCATCTCTACCAATCCGTTGAGCAATGAGTTCTGTCAGGCGATGCACAACTGCAACAACGACAGAATTATCTGCACGAAATGTTATGCGACTGCCCTCGTTGGATTCCGTCAGTCATTGAGGAATCACGTCGAGGAAAATGGACGCATCTTAAGTGAGCGCGTCCTCGCTCTCGAAGAACTGCCGAAGTATGGCGACTATCTCATGAGGTTTCATTCCTTCGGTGAGATTATCAACCACACTCACGTCGTAAATATCTTCAACATCTGCTATAATAACCCGCAGACACAGCATGTAATCTACTCGAAGCGCTGTGATATGCTCGAAGATATGATTCATCTTAAGCCCGACAACCTTAAGATTATCGAGAGCAATCCGTTAATCAACGCCGTGATTGAGTTCCCACGTTCATCAGTAGCCGATATGGTTTTCAACGTGGTCACTCCTGAATATCTGGAGATTCATCCAGAGTATAAGGCGACATGCAAGATGGCATGTGATTCATGCCGTCTGTGTTACAGTAAGAGGAACACAACGAAGTTCATTGTGGAGATGCTGAAATGAGTAAACTCTTTATTATGACGGTTCGGAATTATTTCGTGGACAGACAGATGAAACTCACCGTCGAGAATGGACGATGCTTTATCCGAGAGTATCGGTTGTATCCTCGCCAGGATATTATGACGAGTGAGAAAGTGGTAACGCAGAAGAAGTTTATCAAAACCATCGTGGCTAACATGGCTGCGAATCTCGATGCGTCATCGGTAGCCGATGTATATTTCAACGGTTACAACTACAAACAGTTTATGAACAAAGGCAATTGCTTGGAGTGAAATCATGACAGAATACAAAACATCAGACGGAGTATGTATCATCCACGTCAGCGATGATAAGAAAGATGTATCGGCATGGATAGACAAAGGTTCATCGGCATGGTATATTAAACCCACCGAGAAAGATATGTATCGCTTCGACCCTGAACGTGCGCTTAAGTTCATGCACCATAAAGTAATGAAGGGCGTGGCACGTTGTTCAAAGTGTGGATGGGAAGGCGCGAAGTCCGAGTTTAAATTCGGACAGTTCGCTGAACTTCTGTGCGTCGCATGTATCGAGGATAGAGTAAAGCAAGTCGAGGAAGATTTAAAGACAGGAAACGTCTGTCGTATCTGCCGTAGACCTCGGAGTATCTGCTGTTGTTGATTCATATGTCAATGACAATGTGTGACGAGTGTGAAGAACTTATGGACATAGATTTTACGTCTGTATTTTTTCACAAGAACGGAAAGATTTATTGCATCGCTTGTGCAGAGAAGCACAACTTTCAAGAACCAGAGGACGGAGAATTTAGTGGTTAATATGACGGACAAAATCATTATTTACAAAGACGGAAAGACGTATTATGTACCGACGAACATCATCGGATATGGTGCGTTCATTGAAATTAACGGCGCATTGATTGAGAACCCAACATCATCGAAGTATATTGCTTCGACACAGATAAGTTCAATGCGTCTGGCCACGAGGACAAATGTTCCATCGTTATATATCTATGGCGATGAACACATGAAGGCGAAGGACTACGACACCAGGCTTGCCGAACTTCAATCTACATACAAAGAGAAGATTGATGAGAAGTTCGACGACGATGGATATAAGATGAACGTCTGTATCTGGAAAGATAAGAACGCAGAGAAGGAATTCTATCGTCTGACTAACAAGTTCACTCGCATTGATAAACCTATCGTTCAATACGGTGAGTATCTTAAGTTCGAGGTAGTCACTCTGCCAAAGAATAACAGTAAATACATCATACCAGATTGGAAAACCTCTGACCTGCTCACCGATACATGCACATTCATGCGTCAGCAGATGATGAGCGATATGGTTAACCGTCTGAAAGCAGAGAACCCATCTCTCGAAGTAACCAACTATATAGGCAGTAGTTCATCATCAGTATATATCAATCACAATTCGTATGTGTTGCCGATATATAATAAGATGCTGCGGGGAACACTCGCCGCATGTAAGCAAGCAGAGAAGGAAGCATCGGACGCTATCACCAAATGGTTCGCCCTCGAACTTGGAAAGATTCAGCAGAAACCTCTACAATCTGCAACTGCTACCCTCAACGCAGTTAATAAAATCTATTCACTAGCAAAGGGTGTGCAGACAAAGGTTGCCACGAAGCGAACATATGTTGACTGCACGACAGCCATCTATCAGTTGAAACTCGCCCTCGAACAAGAGATAAGTTTATGATGCCACCATCACCTTATACTGATGATACCGTCGATGATTTCCTCGGTGATGCAGACTGATACAAACATTTAAATAGTTTTGCGAACATAATAATAAGAGGAGAAGCGAAATTAATGAATCTTACACCTAAACAAAGGGCGATTCTTGTTTCACTCTATCGACGTTATGTTGAAACTGGAAGGAGAGATACATTCGTAGCAACGAAAGGCATATCTTCTTCGACGATGAAGTCATTCTATAAAACTGGCTACATCGAAACAGACAGAGCGATTCAGAATGTGCCATCTAACATGCGTATCTCTGATGCTGGTGTTGAAGTGATGAAAGAATACTTCGATAAACGTAAGAAGTCAGTCGATGCAATCATCACTCGCAATAAACGATTCATGAGATTCGTTCAGAACACAGAAGAAAAAAGGTTGATACTTCTGGACTTCCTTCAAGGTTCACCACTATTGGCTCCGAATATTACTGTCACCCACATTGGTTATGGTATCTTCGAGGTTAATACGCCAGGTTTAACTGAACAATACTTCGGTGTGTATAATCTTACCGAGGGTAATGCAGTTGAAATAGGTGGGTGTCGAGTGGTTGATAAGGGAAGTCAGAAGTATTACATCGAGAAGGTGAAACTTCTATGAGTAGCACGAAGGACATAAAACTTTTCAATGAACACCTCGATAAAATTCGTGATAAATTTATCGATGAGTATAACAATATCACCGAGAGGATGCAGACTTATGATGTGTCTGCTTTCAACTCTGAACTGCAATCTGAATTTGCTTATTACTCGAAGAAATATTTCGACGAGGAAAAGTTTAAAGAGGTAATCAAGTCTAAATATGACATTGATTTAGACGACCCAAGCGTCAAAGATATGACGATTGATTCGGTGTATTACTACTCTCATGCCTTTATATCTCTCGAAGCATTGAAGTGTTTCGTGAAAGCGAACAACATTACGACAGAGGAAAGTAATGAAGGCATGGTTTACAGTGGTTGAATACTTACGCTGTCCGTATTGTGGCATGGTGTTCGACCCCAAAGGATTGAAGTTTGTTGAAGATGGTGAGGACGAAGATGAAGTTCTCTCATGTCGTTTCTGTGGTAGACCCGCAGCATTGAATCGAGGAGATAGGGAGAAGCGAATATGAAACGAGTTACGATTATGCTTGCTCGGCAGAGTGTGACAGAGGAAGTTTATGATGTCACTGTCGAGGATGATGTAGCGAAAAATCTTGAGACTTTCAAGGATAACAAGCAGGAACTATCGGATATGATAGACGATGTTTATCAGCGTGAGGTTCGGCTTGGAAACAAAGCAACGCATCATGTCAACGACGTTAATGATACCGTCACGTATCTTAAGATGAAAGTCGTTGGTGTTAAGGAATGAGAGTTGCTCATGTGAGGGATGATTTCATGGAGAGTTATCGTCTGCTTCACATCACTCTCAACGACCCGCCTCATTATGGGTTGATTCGAGATACGAATATAACGATGGCGCAATGGGAGATGTCAATCGTTAGTCTTAAGATGTTAAACACTGGAAGATTACTATGAAGAAAATCAATGAGAGTGTTGCCTTCGGTGTTGTATCTGTCGTCGAGATGAAAGACTTGATTGACAGTGAGCGCAACGAGGACAAAAAAGAAACACTCAAATGTGTGAGGTTTAGTTTCTATTACCTCATGGACAATCTCATAAACCAGTTCGGTGTTAGTAGTGAGGACATTAAAAATGCTCTCGTCGAGAATGGTTATGAGTATCGTATGGCATGTGAGTTCGTCGATGCTTACAATGATTGGGCATCGCACGTTATAAAGGTAAATGAAAGGGGAGATAATACATGACTGCAAAACTGAAGTTAAACCAGAAGAAATTCAACAAGATGATTACAGGCCTGGCCGCCACCTGGAACTGTGAACACCCATGTTCATCATGTCCGTTTAACATTACGGATAGTAAAGCATCTGACATGATTGATGAACTGACTCACTCCGAGCATTGTGGTGCAGTCGCTATACGTCAGATAGCAAAGCAGATATTCTTTGCTGACGCAAGCAAGAAGAACAAGAAGCAACTTCACCGCCTGTAATTATGACTTACTTTGCTTATGTGACGAGGATTAAAAACCTTCGTCCTATACCCAAAGCCGACAATCTTGTCGTCGGTGATGTGTTCGGACAAGAAGTTGTCGTCGGTAAGGATACAAGAGAAGGACAGTTAGGACTTTACTTCCCTGCCGATGGACGACTGCTTCCAGAGTATCTGCAATACAACGACTTGGTTCGTAAGGTTGCAGAAGATGGAACAAAATCAGGTGGTATCTTTGCCGAGAATGGTAAGGTGCGCGTTCAGAAACTCCGAGGTCAGAAGTCGAATGGTTTCTTCACAGCGTTAAAGACGCTTGAATATGCTGGTAATATCGACGACCTCAACGAAGGAGAAGAACTAAACACATTTCATGGGCATCCGTTCTGTGAGAAGTACGTCGTTAAACGTAACGCATACACTGGCACGAATCCAGCACCAGAAACACAGAAGGAGAAGTTCTTATTCTTCCGTAAGCACCACGACACAGAGCGTATCCTCTACAAACTCGACGACATTGAGAAGGGCATGAACCTTGTGATAACCGAGAAACTTCATGGAACATCACAGCGTTCAGCACATGCACTAATGTCGCAGCAAACTTGGTGGGGAGCCTTAATAAACCGTTGCTGCAAACGAACACTCATCAAGCCTACAATCACATGGAAGTATGTATGCGGCACTCGCAACACCGTAATAAAGGATTGGGAGCGACACACTGGTTTCTATCAGGAGAAAGAAGGCTTCCGTAAAGAACTGCATGACAAATACTTCGACGGTAAACTCAAACCAGGCGAAACTGTCTACTATGAAATCGTCGGTTACACTCTCGGAAGTTCTCTCATCATGCCGAGTGGTAAGACAGAGAAGATTCAGGATAAAGAACTGACGAAACGCTACGGGAAGGACATGAACTTCACCTATGGTTGTCAAGAAGGACAGCACGAAGTCTATGTCTATCGTATGTCTATCACTGGTGAGGATGGTAATGAAGTTGATTATACCACCGAAGAAATGGTAACTCGTTGTAACCAGATTGGTGTAAATGTAGTTCCCATTCTCGAATCATTTGAGTTTAGTGGAGACATCGACAGACTTGTTGAAATCTGTAAAGGAAATGCAAACGGATGTTCAACTCTCGATGGTCACCACATCAAAGAGGGTGTCGTTATTCGTAATGATTGCAACCAGTGGCAAGCATGGAAGTATAAGTCCTATGAGTTCGACGTGCTAGAGGACAACATTAAACTCGAAGGCTCGTCGGATATGGAAGAAGAATCATGAGCGCACACGACATGACCAACGCCTTACGTATATGGATTGGAAACAATTCATTCGATGCTAGACCAGAGGATTGTCAGTATCGACAAGTGGTTGATGTTGAAGAACTACTCTCACAGATTGAGGAGTTAGAGGAAGAATAAATGGTTGAAGTCGTAAACATTCGCAGTTGCTCTCCTCGATGGGGTCAACCTGGCGATGTAAAAATTGACAGGACTACCTCTTGGGGTAATCCTTTTTTCATGCACAATGAATCTGAACGAGATGCAGTCTGCGATGCTTACGCTCTTTATATCATGCGTATGTTAAAGGACGGGCATCTCGACATCTCCGAGTTATTCACGGCGAAGCGTCTAGGTTGTTGGTGCAAGCCCAAGAGATGTCATGGCGATTTTCTTAAGAAGTTAATCGAAGATGATAAGTATGACAATTCATGACAAAGAACTTGAAGCACTCGTCGCAGAGCAAACCAAATTGTTTCTCGATGAAGCGACAATAGAACAGAAACAAGATGTGTTAAAGCGCATCGTTGCAAGACAGAAGATTTTGATGAAGGTGAAAAGAGATGATGACTGATGACGAATGGAATGAATTTTCTTCCAAATGCAAAGTTATTGGTATCGTCCGAGGTGGTGCATTTTGTCACCACTCCAAACGGACGGAGTATTGTACGAAGGAACGATGCCCAAGAGCAAAGAAGTGAAATCATGTGTTCAAAATGTAATGGAACCTGCGACGGAGAAGTAGTTCTCTGTCAATGGGTAAGCGCAGTAGTAAAGAAGTGTGACCTCATCCCTATGTGTGACGAGTTTATTAAGGATAGCATATGCAATCACTGTCCTCGTTCAGAACAACTCGACCTCGGAATGAAACCGAAGGAACTACTTCGTAATCTCAAAGGTGAGTGAATGAGAGAAGTTAATATCTGCCTTCGTTATAAGTGTTCTCAATGTGGAGAATACTTCGACGTGATGTGTGTCACTAATTTTGGTGAGGACATTCTTGAACAGCCACCTATCGTCGTGTTCAATATGTATCATCGTGACGTAGTGCATACATGCTATGGTAAAGTTCCAGATGGACGACAGAGATTCTTCGGACTTGGTAAACTTGTCGGATGGTCATGGAGATACTTCGATGGTGAGTCTAGCAAGAAAGTTTGAGTTAAGACGAGAAGGCAAATGCCCTCGTTGTGAACAGTTCGTCGATGTTAATTCATTCAGAGATGAATTGAGCCGACGTGAATTTAGAATAGCGGGATACTGTCAGACCTGCCAGGACAAGATTTATGGAGTATGATGCGACAGAAATATCCATGAGATACATCGTTTACTTCATTGTATTCATGTTTTTCATAGGCGTTGGTGTGAAGTATCACGTATATATTATTAATATATTATTCGGACTGATGCCAGTATGAGTGACGAAGATTTCGTAGCAGCACAAGCAGGTTCATCTCCATGCGTGGAGTATGTTCCAAAGCCAGAGGTTAATAAAGCCTTCACACGAGGGTTTTTCTCTGGTATATTTGTAACGACAATTGCGTTTCTCTTTATCCTTACTGTGGTATTATAATGCCTTACTGCATTATCTGTGGTAAAGAGATGGAGCATCACCAAGATGGGTGTTGCTCCGAGGAGTGTTGGTTCCAGATGTTTAATGGAAACAATTACCATTATCAAACGGGGATAGCACTCACAGAATCAGAGAAGAAAGCACAGAGAAAAAGATTGGGGTATGTTAAATGAGAATAGTTTACGATATTGATGGAACAGTTGACCTCAATCTTTGGGGAGCATGGACTCATCAACCGACGGGAAGAAGGTTCCTTAATCCATGCGTCAACCCAGTGAAGGTCAAGTATGTTATCACTGGTCGTCCTGAAACAAGACGTGAATTAACTCTTGCACATCTGAAAGAACTTGGTGTAACACCGAAGGTTCTTTTAATGAATCCTCTTGGTATAACGGAACCCAAGTATTTATATATGATGAAGGCGAACTATTTACGGGTGTTGCTTGCAGATGTCTACGTCGATGACGATCCAATGTGGACGAAGAATCTTCCAAAGTATTGGGATGGAATAGTTTGTAACACGACGGAGTTGGGAAGGTATGTCTGATGAACTTCTCGTTGAATGTGGATTTCAAGAAAAGGACTGCGAACATCGATATAAAGATTGCGTCTGCCAAGTTCACCTCGAACCTTATGGTAGATGCCCAGGAGAGGATGAAGAATGAGCAAAGGATTAACAGTCGATAAAGCGACGCGCACCTATAACTACATGCGGTTCAAAGACGAGTGTTTCAAAAAGAAACATGCGAAGATTCTCGCGCAGAATAAAATTAACGAGAAAGAACTTCATGAAATCGAACACGCAACATGGGTGTATGTCAAGTGTTCTTGCTGTGGTGAGATGTATCTCATTCACTTCGAGAAGTATTTAAAGAACGCCCTCGTCTATAAGGACTGGGTTTGCTTTAGATGTGAACAGAAAACCATCGTGAACAACCTTAAGAAACCTCATCAGTTAAATGAGATTTACAGAGGATACCATCGTGTTGATGAGATTATTTTCGCTGATAGAACTAGATTCTATATCGGGTATTTCAGCGATGGTTCTCTTGGTGGAATCGTAAGACGTATTGTTGACCAACTTGGAAGGAAAATGTACGAGGTGGAATAATGTTTGTCAAGAAAAATGATAGGATGATGAAAACTCCTAGAAAAGATTTGGACGCACCAAATCCAGTGAAGAAACAAACCATTGTCGAAGCGTCAAAGAAAACAGAGAAGAAGGTCGAAGTTAAAGCGCCAGCAAAGCGCGTCTATGAGCCAGACTATCCTACGCTTGCAAACATGGAAGATGAAACGAAGGCAGCAGGAAAGACCTCATTCGTTGCGTTCATTCAGGGAGAGCATCTCAATCTGCGTGAATCCATTGAGGCAAAATGCTATGAATGTATGGCGTACTACGTCGATGGAATTGGTGACTGTGGCTGTAAGAACTGTCCTCTCTATCCGTTCCATCCATACAACCCAACGCCAGCAAAGTTGAGGAAAGAACGTCCTGATATGAGGAAGAAGAAATGAGATTAGTATCCTTATTTTCAGGATGCGGTGGTCTGGATACAGGGTTTGAAAATGCTGGCTTTTTTATCTCTTTCGCTAACGATTGCGAGAGTAGCGTTGCAACTACTTATGGACTTAATCATCGCTGCGTTTTAAATACAGCGAAGATTCAAGACATACCATCGTATGAGATACCTGACAGTGATGGTATCATTGGTGGCCCGCCGTGTCAGTCGTGGTCTACTGCTGGTGAGATGCGTGGTATCAAAGATGAACGAGGACAGTTATTCAATCAGTATATCCGTGTCCTCAAAGATAAATCTCCTCGCTTCTTTGTCGCAGAAAATGTCGCAGGGATTCTCTCAAAGCATCACGGTGATGCGTTCAATGACATCATCAACCAGTTTGAGAAACTTGGATATACCGTCGCATACAAACTCTTAAACGCCGCAGACTATGGCGTACCCCAGGACCGCAAGCGAGTAATCATCGTCGGGATGAAAGACAAACAGTTGTTTTCATTCCCACATAACATTCCAGTTTCATTCGTTCTCAAAGACGCGCTTAAAGATTTACCAGTGAACATTGACGATCCTCTCCGATGGAAGGGAAGTTACTCACCAATTTATATGGCGCGTAATCGCAGACGCACATGGAATCAGCCATCGTTTACCATCATGGCAAGTGGAAGGCAGACACCATTGCATCCAGACTCATCACCGATGCACAAAGTTGACACTGACGTATGGGAATTTGACAACCCATCTAAAGCGTTCCGTCTATCGACTCACGAGTGCGCCAGGATTCAGACGTTCCGTGATTCATTCAAGTTCAAATCGACGACGCTTGATAACGTCTATAAGATGATAGGCAATGCTGTTCCAGTGAGGTTCGCTGAAGCAATTGCCATCGCATTGAGGGATCAATTATGATACCACTGACAGGAAAGTATGGGGAAGCACTCATAATGATTGATAACGTCGAGGAAGGCGTTATCTCTCAAACTCTTTCGATGTTGAACACGCCTCCATTCACGAATCCAGTTCGTATTATGCCCGATACTCACGAAGGTAAGGGTTCAGTAATTGGATTCACCGAGAAGTGCAATGGAAAGGTATGTCCTAATACCATCGGCGTAGATATTGGCTGTGGTGTGGACGCATATAAATACGACTTGGATTTCGATGAAGCAGACTTTACCTTTGAGATTCTTGACGAGCAGATTCGTTCAAATATTCCTCTTGGATTCAACATTCACAATGGTAAAACATTCCTCACTTCATATATCACCGTCCAAGCACAGCGACAGTTAAACACTTTCACTAAACATTACAATGACATGCTTGGAACTGACTACACTCCCGTTGATTATTATGAACATGGGTTCTTCACTAACCTCTGTAAGAAAGTAATAGCAAGTGAAGCACAAGTGATTAACGCAATGGGAACACTCGGTGGTGGAAACCATTTCATTGAGGTTGATATTGACAGGGAGAATAAAGTATGGCTCGTCGTTCACTCTGGCTCTCGTAACTTCGGACTTAAGATTGCAAACTACCACCAGAAGAAAGCAGGAAAGTCTGACCTGGCCTACCTCGAAGGAGAAGCAGCATACGAATATTTCGTCGATATGTTCTTTGCACAGCAGTATGCAGCATCGAACCGTCGTTTAATTGCTGATGTAATCTCTGATACTCTTTCGTGCAGCATCACAGAGATTGTTGAGTCCATTCACAACTACGTTGACCCGAATGATATGGTTATCCGTAAGGGAGCCATCCGTTCTTACGAGGGAGAGAAGATGGTTATACCATTCAACATGCGTGATGGAACTATCATAGCAGAGGGCAAGAGTAATCCTGAATGGAACTTCTCTGCGCCTCATGGTGCTGGTCGAGTAATGAGTAGAACACAGGCGAAGAAGAATCTCTCACTCGATAAGTATGTTGCTGACATGAAAGGTATTTGTTCAACGAGTGTTAATGCAAGCACTCTCGATGAGTGTCCTGATTGTTACAAAGACTATCAGATGATAAGTGCAGCCATTGAACCGACAGCAAAGATTCTCTACTACCTGAAACCTGTCTATAATCTGAAAGCGTAATAAGGCATTGGCAATATGCCATGCACAATTATGCAGAACGATAATTATTTTTTCTGGTAGGGTCTAATAACATGCTGCTGGAACAGTAGTTTTGATTTTGGTGATGCAATGAAACAGAAAGTAATCAACTTTGTTGGAGCGCCTGGTGCTGGTAAGTCCACTCATGCAGCAGCGATGTTCACATATCTCAAACGCAAAGGCGTTAACTGTGAACTGGTTGCCGAGTATGCTAAAGGAGTAACTTGGCGTGGAGCGCAGAACATTCTGACAGACCAACTGTATGTGTTTGCAAAGCAATACAACGCACAGTTCCGTCTGAAAGATAAAGTCGAGTATATCATTACCGACTCGCCTCTCATTCTCTCACTCTATTATGGGGAGAAGCAGAGTCGTAATTTCAAGTATCTCGTCAGAGAAAAGTGGGATGAGTTCGACAACATCAATCTCTATATCACGAGGACGAAGGAGTATAATCCTGCTGGACGTAACCAGACTGAATCGGAATCGGATAAAATTGGTGAGGCACTCATCAAAGTTCTTCAAGAAAATCGTATTAAATTTAAGACGATACATTCTGATACTTCTGTCGATGAGATTTATTATTATGTGTCGCCTCAATGGAACCATGCTTATATGCTTCCAGGGATGATACCATGATGATTAAAATTATTTCAGGTGGGCAAACTGGTGTTGACCGCGCTGGACTAGAGGCTGCAAAGGAGTGTGGTCTTGAAACTGGTGGGTATGCACCATGCGGCTACCTCACAGAGAATGGACGTGACCGTTCACTCCGTGAGTTTGGACTGATTGATTCAGGTTCAGGGTATCCAGTGAGAACAGCACTTAACGTCTATAATTCTGACATCACTCTCTGGTTTGGTAAGGGTGATACGCCAGGATTCATAGCGACAAAGCGTAAGTGCGCGCAGTATCACAAACCTCTCATGGATATGACGGGAAGTACAGCGTATCAGATTCGATGCGCTATCGGTAGTTACAAGATTGTAAATATCGCTGGCAACAGAGAGTCTACGTCGCCTGGTATCTATGATGAAGTGAAGAAACTTCTCATCGGAACTTTCACAATGGTAGTGAATGAATGACCCCATGTGAGCGTGGTGAACCATGCCCTTGGCCACTCGATATGGCAGACTGCTGTGACTGTGAAGAAATGTATGGTGATGGCGTTCAAAATAACGCCTGAAAACGAGCATTTAAATACTTTTAAAACAATCTTATATAGGAAGTGTGTTTTGAACATCTTGGATTTAATCAAATTCTTCGAGGACAAACTCGAAAAGCGAAATGCTAGGCGCGCCAAGACAGAACACTATTTGGATTTGATACGTGAACAGATACTCATTACTCGCAAGCCACATACGCCAGTAAGACCTATCTATATCGTGTTAACCAAAGAGAAGGGTTGCGCTTTCTCGTATCAGTATTTCATGAAACTCATTGAATCGAATTGGAATACACTGGTCGATGAAAATGGCAAGTGTTGTTTGATAGTCAGTAGCGAGCGTGATAAATTATGTCGCTGGTAGTATTGACATCGAACAATTACGATGGTGAGATTGTATTGACTGACGTTACAAACGCTTACTTCTTTGTAATATCACCGAAGTCATTCGAGATCAAGTGGGCGGCTTTCAAGGCTGCATGTCGGGAACACTTTGTAACCTATCACATTGTATTCCTTACACCACTCGTAGAAAATCCTGATAATGTTAAAGCATTTCTGTTTAACTACGGTAAAATGTTAAGACATTCCGATGAGGATATGAGGATTTATGATTAATGAGCGAGAGGGGATGATAGCAAACTGGATAGAGAATGAATGGGATTTACACGTCATATACGATCCCGCCTTCATCTCGAAGAAGTTTGTCTTGACCAATCGAGAAGCAAGATACTATTGCCAGAAGTTCGTAGACAAAGGCAAGTTGTGTAAAATCAAGATAGAAAATTCTATCTATTACGCAAAAGCGGAGTGGTATGCACAACTCCGACAGTATAACGCACTCGATGATGTAAAGATAACGTGAACAAAACAATTGATTAAGGAGAGAACTAACTATGGATATAAAGAAATTTGTTGCAGACCTCGTTGGGTCTGGTGTTGAGAAGAAAGCAGCCGAAGCAAAAGTAAAAGAGTGGGTTGCAAAGACACGCGAGAAGTACGGTGAAGATGTCACTGACGATAAGATTACCGCAGTCATCACACAGCACCTCGTAAAGATGAAACTGACAGCAGCATCAGGTGAGAAATTCACTGGTGTATGTGTCGGATATGGACGCAAGCGCGACAGGAATGGACGGATATTTGATACGTTCAAGCCCATCGCCGAGAACGCACAGTTGCCAGCCAACAAAGCACTTCTTAAGAAACTCATTGAGAAGGGCGACATCAAGGAAGTCACTGACGACAACACTGGTGCAATCGGTTACGCAATCATCGATAACCGTGAGTTCATCGACAAGGCAGGAAAGATTACCAACTTCGGGTTCGGTAAACCTCTGCGCCACTCGAATGAACGCCAGGGATACTTCATCGTTGACAGTGAGATTGTCGAAGTAGTCGGTGACTACGACGCACAACTCGGCAGGGAGTATCAGATATACGGCAAGAAGAAACCGAACGGAATGATTCGTGTCGGCAAGTCTGGTATCTCATCGCTCCGCACACTCGCAAAGGGCGAGATGTGGGATATGCTCTACGATGTAGCAGCAGAAGATCCACGCTCTGTATCTCTCGACGAGATGGGAGAACTCAAGCCCTATACGTTTGGTATCACTAACGCCTTCGTTAAGTCGAAGATGCAATGTTCCAACGGCGGCTGGAGACTCGGAGTATATGACGCTGACAATATGAAAGGTGTCACTGGTTTCGCAGGAAACGAGGACGTTGCAGCAGCAACAGAACTCGCCGAACCAACAACCGAAACAATTCTCCTGTTCGTTCAGGGAACGCCGAAGGGCGAGTGGGATGCAAGCCCGTCATGGGTAGGTATGTTCACCAACCCTGAATCGACATCAGACAGTTTCCTCGACGATGATGTAGAAATGGTCGAGGCGTAGAATGATAACTGTAAACTATAATTTATTTTTGCAGTTAATCTTCTACATCTGGGTGTTTAGCGGTGTCGCCAATGTAATTGTCGGCGCGTTTGAACACGATACAAAGAAACAAGCAACGGAGATATTTGCAGGCCTGATTATGCTCGCTATCGCCCTTGCATGTATGGTGTTATAATGGCGGCTTTCGGAAAGAAACAAGCAGTTGAGAAGGGAACATCTCTCGCAGATTTGTTCACTCCTTCCAACGAATTATCTCGTGTGCCAGGATGTAAACTCGGTGTCATGGCTGACGCTGGTGTGGGTAAAACTCACCTCGCATGTACCGCCAAGAAACCAATTTACTTCATTGACACAGAGAACAGCGCACGTATGATTGCAAAGAACTTCCCCGAAGATGAACAGAAAGATATTCATATCCTCGAAGTTCTTAAGTTCATTAAGGTCAAAGGTAGCAAAGAGAAAATCGATTACGGTGAGAGCCTCGAAGCAGTAATGAGTGCAATTAATCTCCTCGATGAGAAGATTCACAACACTCCTGAAGGCGAGGAAGGAACAATTGTCATCGACAGCGCTACCGATGTATGGACATGGCTGACACAGTGGTTGTATGAGCAGAAGGACTTGAAATACACGAACTCTGGTTTCCTCATGCAGACTGAATACTCAAAGCGTAACAGACGTTGGGCAGATTTCCTTACGACGCTGCGAGCATGTTCATGGCACGTTGTCCTCACATTCAAAACCGTTTCAATCTATAACGACAAAGGAGAAAAGACCGAGGAGCGCGATGGCGTTTGGCACAAGGACACCAAGTTCCTGTGGAATAACGTCGGAGAACTCCGCAAGGATGGTAAGGGTGGAAACAATTTCATTCTCATCAAGACTCGTGACGGCCCACTCCCCAATCCAGAGAAGGATGTCGTTGTTAATCCAGCATGGGTTGACATTATCAATCTCCTTGAAAAGCGTTCAGGTCTGAAATACATCTAGGTGGTTCAAATGGTAAACGAATACTACGTCGGTGGCATGGTTCGAGATATGCTCATCAACAGAGTTCACGGCACACCTATCTCAAAGCACAGTGACGTTGATATTGCTGTTGAAGCATCCTCTTACGAGGAAATGCGAGCCTTTGTCCTCGAAAAAGGAGCAGACATCAAAGTCGAAACTCCTAAATTCTTTACCATCAGAGCCATCGTTGACAAAGTTCCTATCGACTACACTCTCTGTCGTAAAGAAGGCATCTACAAAGATGGACGACACCCTGAAAGCGTTGAAGTAGGCACTATCGAGGAAGATTTGGCAAGGCGTGATCTAACAATCAATGCTATTGCCATGAATCCTTATGATCAGTCGCTCGTAGACCCTTATAATGGTCTGGCAGACATAAAGAATCGAACTATTCGTGCTGTTGGTGATGTTGAAACTCGTTGTGCTGAAGATTACTTAAGGGTGCTTCGTATCCTTCGGTTCTCCATCACTCTTGGGTTCACAATAGCACCTGACACAGAAACAATTCTCTATCATCCGCTTTACGTTGAGAATTTATTCAATACTGTGAGCGATGAGAGAATCAGAGAGGAATTTACCAAAATGTTTAGGCATAACACTGGTAAAACTCTCGATGCACTCAATGAATACCCTCTGATAAAAAGGAAAATGGTGAAAGTTTTATGGCTCCGACCGACATTCTGAAACAGAATCATTATGGGATAGGCGATTTAGTCCTGGTTGGGCAGAGATTAGATTGTTCGTTCCCATGTCGTATCACTTCTATTGAAGATGATGATGGAAACTACATCATGGAGTTTAATGGAGCATTGGTTCGTATCTCTGGTCGTGAAATACTTGGTAAGGTTCTCACACTTCAGGAGAAGTATAATAACCTATCATTCCACATGACCAAAGTTCTTACCGATCTTCAGAAGTGTATAAAAGAGAAGGAAGAACTTCGTGAAGATAGAGATGCAGCAATAAAACACAGCATCGAACTCGAAGTCCAAAATGAAATGCTTGAAAAACATTGTTCGAGGATGATTAAACACATTCTCGACTTCTATTGTAAGAGGACATGATGGCACGTTATGTATGGGAATCCTCCACCTATCATGAGGTAGCCAACAAGCCTCCAATGGTATTAATTTTTGGACGCGACGTGGACACAGGAGAAGTAAAACGATTCGGTGTCAATACTTACAAGCCGTATTACTACATTGAGGACGCACAAGGCGACCTCTTGAACTGCTACGGACAACCTATCTCGAAGGTTACATTCGACTCGGTAAAGTTATCACGCCTTGAACGCACACAGTATAAGCGTCAGAAGATTGAAACTTTCGAGTCCGATATATCGCTGGATTACAAATTCGTCATTGATAAAGGCATATCGTATGGCTTCGATGAGAACTTAAAACCCATCGAGGTTCCATTCTTAATGCCACGTATCGTAATGTTCGATATTGAAGTTGCGATTCCTTCGGAGAAAGGTATAGACGAGGCACATCAAGAGTATCCTATCGTCGCAATCGGCATGAGTGATTCGTTCACTAAAGAACGCACCATATACACATTCGGAGCAGGGAGAAAAATCAATGACCATCATACAGACTATAAAACAGAGCGAGAGTTATTGGTGGCTTTTGCAGAATATATCCACGCTCTTGACCCAGACATCGTTACTGGTTGGTGCAGCGATGATTTTGATTTTCCCTATATAAGAAACCGAGCGAAGTTAGTTCACGCTGACATCTCTGGTATTTCTCGTATGAGGAAGATGCCACCAAATGAATGGGAGATTCCTGGACGAAGCCATGCTGATATGTATCTGCTGTTCAAAGATTGGTCAAAGCCAATGGGTCAGCAGCCGTCGTATGGTTTGAAGTATATCGCCAGGACATTCTGTGACTTCAAGTATGAAGAACAAGGAGCGCATATCTGTGAGTTAATCGCCGCAGATAAATGGGAAGCCATCGTCGAATACCTAGAGAATGATATTATCGCTCTGGAAAAAATCGATGCGCGCTTCGGACTATGGAAGTATCACGAATCACTCCGTAAATTAATCGGCGTAAAGATGGACGACATCATTAAGAGAACTGTCCTCGTCGAAACTCTACTCATGCGCAAAGGAATCAAACCCATACCAGTGAAGAAAGATAGAGAGCGCGAAACATTCGAGGGTGCATACGTTCACCAGCCAACGCCTGGCATGAAGCAATGGGTGGCGTGTCTGGACTTAAAAGCGTTGTATCCTTCAATCATTCTTGCGTTCAACATCTCACCCGACATTGACGGGATGATTCCAAAGACAATCACATACGTCCTCAACGAGCGTGAGAAATTACGTGCATTGAGGATGTCAGGAGAAGCAGATGATTCAACTGAAACTAGTGAGCAGTCACTCAAATACGTGGCAAACGCCTTTTATGGTTATCTTGGAAGTATCTACGCCAGGTTGTATTACCCTGAAGGTGCTAAACAAATTACCAGAGTTGGGCGAGAAATCGCCGAGGAGTTACGCAACTACCTTATCGGATTGGGGTATCACATCGAATACGGTGACACAGATTCAACCTTCATTAGCACAGTTAAAACGGTGGCAGAAGGACTTGAAATTCAACGACTCGTCAATGAATACCTGAAACAGTGGGCGGTTCGGCATCACGTCAAACCAGAGTTTGCTCCGACGATTAAGTTTGAGAAACTCTATGACCGTGTGATGTTCAAAAAGAAAATCGGGAGTGAAGAAGCAGCAAAGAAGAAGTATGCTGGTCACCTCGTATGGAAAGATGGACATGACAAAGACGAACTCGCTTACACTGGTATTGAAATCAATCGTTCCGATACTGCGCCTCTCACTAAAAAACTCATGGAAGATTTCTTTGAGATGGTTCTCATCAGAGCCGATGTTGAAGGAGCCGTTGCTCTCGTCAGCAAAGCAATTAAAGATGTTCAGGCAGGAAAGATTGACATTCATCAGGTTGCAATCCCGAAAGCAGTAAAGGCAGACAAGAAAGAAACTGCATGGGGAAAAGGGCGACGTGCTGGTGAACAATATCTCGGCATACGTTTCGACCAGAGTGATAAACCTAAACTGCTCTACTGTAAAGCACCAGTGAAGATGATTTGTTTCAGGGATGATACGAAGCACGAGGATGTTATCAACCGCATCACAATCGACTGGTCAATCATGTGTGATAAAACCGTCACGCAGAAGATGAGAAGTCTGGTTGAATCTCTCGGTGTTAATTGGAACAGCGTCATTCTTGGTCAGACTTCATTCGATCAGTTCATCAACACTTACGATAGAGATGATGAAGATGAGCAGAACAATCCGTAGAACAAGAGTGAAAGGACAGAAGATACAGGATAAAGATGCCAGTAAATTCTGTCATCACGACATCACTCCAATTCTTAAAGGTATGCGACAATCCCAAAAGGCAGAGGACAAAGCGTACTTCGAGAGAACTGGTGAAACAAAATACAAACAGAAACCGAAATCAAGAGGTTCATCATGGTAGAGAAAAATGTAGCAGAACTGAATCATTATATGGTTCAGAAGATACAACCAATTCGGTTCATGCAAGCAAGTCTTTCACCTGAAGCCTTTAAGGGATTCCTCAAAGGCAACATCGTAAAGTATGTCATGCGTGAGGGATTCAAGAACGGTATCGAAGATGTTAAGAAAGCGCAAGTCTATACAAACTGGCTTGTCGAGTTTTGTGAAACTGGTAACATTACTGTGCCAGGAGAGAAGAATGATTGAGCCAATGCTGCTTAAGTCGTGCAAAGATACTGATCTCAAAAAATATGAAGGCAGTTTCATCGCACAGCGCAAGCATGACGGCACTCGTATCATCGCAAAGCGAGATGAGAATGGAGTAGAACTCCAGACTCGAAGTGGGAAGAATGAACTCTCCTCGGAGTATCCAGACATCGTTGATGAATTGAAACTCACTCATGTCAGGAAGTTTGTCCTTGATGGTGAGTTAGTATTCTTCCGCAAGTCAGATGGTAAAGAGGAGTTTCTCACCGGCCTGGCCGTGGAAACGCGCAAGGACTACGATGTTAAATTCATGGTGTTCGACATCCTCGAATACAATGATGTGAACATGCGAAGTCATCCTCATTACAAACGTGATGAATTGCTATACACATTCTTCGATGTTAATTCATTCAAGAATATCCAGCAAGTGAAAAACTACAAAGAACGATTCAATGAGTTGTTCGATACTGTTATCGCTGCTGGTGGTGAAGGCATTGTCCTGAAGAAAAAGTCCTCGATCTACAAAGATGGTAAGCGGAGTGCTGATTGGCTGAAGGTTAAGAAGCAGGATACCGCAGACTGCTTTGTGATAGGTCTAATGAAAGGCGAGGGTAAATTCGAGAATCTATTTGGCAGTCTTATTATGGGTCAATACGACACCAAAGGGAATGTCAAAGTTGTTGGTGCGACAAGTGGATTCGATGATGCTACCAGAGCGTTATTACATGCTGCTGTGATGAAAGAACCAGAGTTCTCAACATATCCATCTACCAAAGGAGAACTTGGACACATCCTTCGTAAAGTCGCACCTAAAATTGTGATTGAAGTTGAATACATGGAACGATTTGAAACGGGAATGTTTAGGCATCCTAGATTCATTCGTATTCGTGAAGATAAGCAACCCAAAGATTGTGTTTACGATGAAGGATAACATAAAAGCCTGGCGCAAAAACAACCCTGATAGATGTAGGGCGGGTGCTATCTTAAGAGAACATGCTTCGTGCGGTATCAGAACTTTAATTCCCACTTCTTATTTAGAAGGTTTACTCGTCGGATCGACACATTGTTCTATATGTGGTTGCGAGTTAAATCATGAATTGGGAACTGGATATTCTTCCAATTCTCCATCGATGGATAGAATTGATAACGAAGATGAAATACGATATGACAATATTTGGATTGTCTGTCGTAAATGTAACTCAACTAAATCTGATAGAACGATGAAAGAATTTTATGACTACTGTAAATCGATTACAGAAAAGTTCAAATCTACATATGAAGGAGAGTAATTATGACAGAACACTTAAAGAACAAAATTGGAGAAACAGTAACGCACGTCTACATGAACCCAGAAGATGTAGTCATCGAGAAACTGAATGATGAATTTATTATCGAGATTGACTACGGTGAGCCAACCGAGCAGACATTCACATTCATGAAAATCTTCGTGGACATCTTCATCAAAGATGATATATTCATGGGAGTCAGTTGTCCAGAGCAGTTGGAATCCTTCGGTGAAGTTAAGGAACTCATCATCGAATACATCAAAGACCAGGGCGTAGGCGCAGTCGAGATTCATTATTGAGGTGGCCCAATGGCGTATATGGTGACGGCAGATTCAATTGCACAAGCATGGATTAAAGCCGTCGTAATGGTTAAGACTCATGGTGTATTGATTCCTACCGAATATGGGAACAACGCCATGACTCTATACGAGCCACTCGTGGTACACATTAATAAACCCTTCATGGAACCAAAGACTTGCGATGCGTTGAGTAAATTCAAGAGCAAGTCCATCATCGAATACTGTGATAAGTTTCTCACCGTTGAGAATACTGGTCACTCCTATACATACCCAAACCGTTTGTTCGATTATCCTGTGACGAAGAAAGTAAAAGTCGCGGGTGAAGAAGGACTTGGTGGCTATCATTGGGAAGATGACATCGCAACAGTCGGTAATGGTGACAACAAAGGATTCGATCAGATAAAACAAATCTATGAGAACCTTAAGGAATCACCAATCACTCGTCGATGTATGGCGCACACTTGGGTTCCAATGACTGACATATTCATGGAACATTGCCCCTGCCTTCAGGATATACAGTTCTCAATCCTCGATGGAAAGTTGAGGATGAACGCTCACTTCCGAAGCAATGACATGCTCGATGCGTCACTGTCGAATAACAATGGACTCCATGCGTTACAAAAGATTATGGCTGAAGCCCTCGAAGTTGAATGTGGATACATCGAAGTCTATTCGGGTTTCCCTCATATCTACGAGCAGCGAATGGATGATGCTAACAAAGTATATGCAGGAGCAGCCAAGTATATCACGAGGGAAGAACTGATGGAAGTGGTCATGTATGAAGATTGAGTTTGAGCGAGAGAAATTACTTCAGTTTTTCTTCGCATTGAAAGAGCAAGCAGACGAGGGATTACTCGTTATCGGCAATGGTAAACTTTCATTCCATTCTTCCGATGTAGCAAACGTCGGATTCATCGCTGCGGAGTTTAAAGTTGAAACACCTGAAACTCTGCGTATGGCGATAGATGTGCAGAAATTTTACAGCACACTCAATGCTTTGAAAACCAAAACCATAACGATTGACTTCGGACAGCATTGCCACTTCAAAGGCGGGAAGATTGAACGGGATATAATGTCACTCGTCGAAGCAGTTCTTCGAGCGCAGAAAGACCCACCACCATTGGAGTATCCTGCAATCATCGAGGTACAGGCTGTTGACTACATCGAGTTCCTTGAATCCATTGAGAAGATGGGAGCCGATGAGGGAACCTTACCAGTTAAGGTATTCTTGGAATACGATAACAAGAAGTTCACGCTGTATTCCCTGAATGAATTGCGTGAGAAAACTAAAAGTGAATTCGACATGATAAGCGTCGAGAAAGGAGAGAAGTCGAAGCATCGGTCTGGATTCAGTTTTGATTATCTTCTGAAGATTGCGAAGATTATCAAGAAAACAAAAGCAGAGAAAATCAAAATCTCTATCGGTACTAATTTCCCATGTCAGATAAGCATGGAAAACGAGTATCTCTCAATGACCTTACTCGTAGCACCGAGAATTGAGGATGATTAATTTGGCTTTCAAGAAGAAACTTACAAAGCCACCGACGCTGGAATCCTTCACTGATAAGAAGTCAGATGAAGTGAAGAACATTTCAGCGACGTGGTACATAAGTAAATCGCAGTTGGCAACCTATTCGATTTGTCCGATGCAGTTTTACAAGCGTTACATTCTGAAAATCCGAAGTCCTCCGACACCAGCGATGGAGTTGGGAACAAGGTTCCATGAGTTTGCGGAGAAGTTCGTTATCAATAACGACATGCTTCAACCTGGCGCATGGCATGAATGTATCCCAAAGCAATTCACCGAGGCAGAAAAAGAAAATGCCCGTTGGTTTATTGACTACGAATGGGAGCGCTATAACAAACTCGGACACGCATTATGGAAACCACTGTGCGTTGAAAAGAAACTCAAAAGTCCGACGCAGTATCTCACTGGTTTCATTGACCGTGTTGATATGAATGAGGATGGAGAGTCTGTAAATATTGTCGAATACAAAACAGGAGCGAAGATAAAGCCAGCCGAGATTAAATTGCAGTCAGCGCTTTATAAGAAACTCTGGGATGAAGTAAACCCAACGCTTCCAGCAACAACGTGCAGCGTTATCAACCCTGTGCTTCAGAAGGCAGAGGTCTACGACATTCCAAAGAGAAGCATGACAACAATTGACCGACAGATTGCAGCACTTCGAGATGCTCTCGATATGAACATCTGGCCGCGGTCATGCTCGATGGTAATGTATTCGTACTGTGGTCTTTGTGATATTAAAGAGGTAGAACTATGATGATAAAACTGAAAGTAAATGATGGAATGTATGACAGCGATGTTTACTTCCAATGCAGGTGCAGCGATATGAAGAATGAAGTCGTCCGTGAGATTCGTGGATACGTGTCAGAGTTTAAGACATATTGTATCACCATGAAGAAGCCTTACAACATTCCTCACTTCGTAAACTGGATGAACAAATACACTGATTACAGTGTGTCATTCGGACTCCCATCGTCAGGTCGGATCGACTTCTAAATTTTTTAGAGGGAGTATGTTCGACGCATTATTTGTGTTCGTCTATGACTTCCTCGGTTTGGAAGTTATTGAACAGAATGAAGAAGAAGAAAAAGATTTATTCGAGGAGTTGTTTTAATGGGAGAGTTTGAAGATAAACTATTGAAGGAACGGTATTGCATTGGCAACGAATCCTCTTGGAAGGATGTCGTGGAGCGAGTTATGAACGCAATCGCAACAGACGCTAAAGAACAGAAGATGTTCTATGATTTGATGATTAACAAGGATTTCATACCGAACTCACCAACTCTGATGAACGCTGGCACAGACAATGGGCAGTTATCTGCTTGCTTCGTCCTTCCAGTGAATGACAGCATCGACAGTATATTCACAGCAGTTAAGAACGCTGCTCTTGTCCACAAGACAGGTGGTGGAACTGGCTTCTCATTCACAGCACTTCGTCCTTCAGGAAGCGTAGTTAAATCTACGAGTGGTGTTGCGTCTGGTGTAGTTTCATTCATGCAAGTGTTCGATGCTGCGACTGATGCTATCAAGCAAGGTGGCAAACGTCGTGGTGCAAACATGGGTGTGCTTGAATACACTCATCCAGAGATTCTCAATTTCATTAAATGTAAAACAGTCGAAGGAACAATCAAGAATTTCAACATCTCCGTCATGGTTGATGACATATTCATGAATGAGATTCTTGATCTCGACAAGCGAGGATTAGGAAATAAAAACTCTGACATCCTTAATGCTATCGTCGATGGTATCTATAATAACGGAGAACCAGGTATTCTCTTTAAGGATACAATTAATAAGTTCAACCCAACTCCTCAACTTGGAGATATGGTTGCGACTAATCCATGTGGTGAGCAGCCACTTCTTCCGAATGAATCATGCAACCTCGGAAGTATCAATCTCTCAAACTTCGTGACTGCTTCAGGTATCATTGATTACAACCGTCTTGAACCAGTGGTTCGTGATGCAGTTGTGTTCTTGGATAATGTCATAACCGCTAATAAGTATCCACTGGAAGCAATCAAAGAAGCATCCAATGCCACTCGTAAGATTGGTCTTGGTGTTATGGGATTCCACGACATGCTCATAAAGATGGGGATTCCATACGACTCAAAGGAAGCAATTGAGATAGCAGATTCAGTTATGGGTTTCATCTCACAGATTGCAGATAGACAGTCTATGGTGCTTGCAATCTCTCGCGGCTTCTATCCAGCGCTCAATGCAAAGGAAGGATACCGCAATGCAACCAGGACCACTATTGCACCGACAGGAACAATCAGCATCCTTGCCAACGTGTCGAGTGGTATTGAGCCAGTGTTCTCATGGGCGTATAAGAGAAAGGATACTCTCGGAGAACACATCATAATCAACCCACTGTTTGAAGCGGCTCTGTGGGATGCAACGATGGAAGATCAGGTGCTTCACGATGAAGTGATAGCACACGTCATGGAGAAGGGAACGATACAGGATGTAGTCGGACTCTGCAAAGAGTTTAAGGCGTTGTTCAAGAGTGCGCTCGACATCTCACCATTAACCCATGTCAAGATGCAAGCCGCTTTCCAGAAGCACACCGATAATGCAGTCAGCAAAACCATCAATCTCAAACCCAATGCAACGAAGGACGACATCAAAGCCGTCATCATCGAAGCATGGAAACTTGGATGTAAAGGTCTGACTATCTATCGTTCGGGTTCGAGAGAAACTGAAGTGCTTTGTCTGACGAAGCAGGAATCCCCAAAGCAGCAGATGATTACCACTCCCATTAATGGTGATGGTATTATCGACTGGGTTGAGGATGAGTTCTATGAGGCTGTCATTCCAGCATACATCTATAAGGTGCGCTCTGGATGCGGTTCATTCTATGTTATCGTCGGTCATGATGGTGAAGCACCAACAAAGGTGTTTGTCGAAGGCGCTGGTAATGGTGGATGCGCTGCGAGTATGGCAGGTCTTGGGCGTTCAATCAGCACAGGTCTTGATTACGGCACACCAGCAGAGAACTACGTGCGTCAGTTCAGCCGTGTGAAATGTAACACAGCGATGACCAGTAAAACCTCTGGTGGAAAATCTTGTTCAGATATAATTGGCAAGAGCATTAATAACGTGATCAATCGCTTGAATTGTATCAATGAACTGAATTGTACCACACCTCCAACTTTTATTCCAGCAGCATCTAATAAGACCCTGCCAGAATCAAAGAAAGCGTGTTGTGACAACCCCAAGTATGCTTTACAAGAAGGTTGCCAAGTATGCCTAAACTGTGGCGCGAGCAAATGCTCATAGGAAAATTTTTATGCTTCATTGGAATCCATCTGATGAAGTGGTCGCCTGAAGGTCTGACCTGTGTTCGATGTGGTCACTTCATGTCAGCAGCAGAAGTCCAGGCGTTGTATCATTCAGGGAGTATCATATCATGGTAAGAGTTCAAAGAGCAATCTGTAATGTTTGCGGTATGGAACATCCGACAGAGAAAACAATCTATGTCGATGGTCTACAAGCGCGTGTTGGCAACGGAGTTAATAAAAGTTATCTCCGTGAAACTGACTACTGTTCTATCAACTGCTTGATGAAAGCACTCGATGAAACAGCGAGAAAGATAAGGAAGGAGATGAACAACAATGGCTAACCCAATGAAACAGAGGCAGCGAGCATACGAGGCGTTTAAGAATAAACACATCAATGCTCTCGTTGCACAGCATGTTCTCCTTAAGCGCCGCGATGGTGCTGATGGAGTGATTTATGAATACATCCTCATTGATGGTAGCGTCAAGGGATGGTTCAAGTTCCACAATGGAATTGTAACGTATGAGGCAATGGACTATACGTTGAAACCAGTGGTGGTTGAGGATGAAATATCTAGTGAAGGATAAGCGCGGCTTTACTATCGGAATGGTCGATGTCAGTATGTCTGACCTCACTCCCTTCCAGGTTCAGAAGGTTCTCGATGATTTCATTCGTGACTTCAAAATCGACGACTCAACTAAATTCTCTGTGATGGATTTCCAGAAGTATCTTTACAAAGTTTATAAAATCCGCACCGTTGAATATATGTTTGACGTGCTGAACTTACGGGTGTAACAATGAAGTGGACTGAAACCCAAGATACTTTTCTTCGAGAACAGTATGCTCATATGAATCCATACGAGTTGTCGAAGTGGGTTGGTCACAGCGAGGAGTCAGTCGAAACGAGATTGAAGTTTCTCAAACTGAAAAAGAATGGTCGTCGTATTGCAACCAATACAAAGTTCTGGACATACGCGAATATCCGTATGCTCAAATCTCTGATGCACCTTCCGAATAAGGAGATAGCAAAAGAGATGAAACGGACGACTACTTCCGTGAGGAAGATGAAGGAGAAACTCCGTAAAGGATTGACACATCCAGTTCCTTATAACGAACATGACTTCGTTGCCACTGGTGCGATGCGTCCATACCGTAAAGTTGTTGAGGAAGTCATCGGTAGAAAGTTATCGAGCGACGAGCATGTGCATCACATAAACCTCAATAAGAAAGACAACCATCCGAAGAATCTATTTCCCTGTCACTCTCCGAGTGAACACGGAAACGTCCATGCACAGTTGGACAATCTCTTATACAGTCTGGTAGAAGAACTCATTCTCGCCAATGTTATCATCTTCGCAGATGGTAATTACTATCTAGGAAAGGGTAAGATATAATGATAACGTGGAAGCAAGTCAAGTATTTGATACGCCTTTATTCGTTGTTAGCGACAGCACTTTTCGCAGCCCTAATGTTTGTCATATGGTATATGGCTTACTTCGGTGGCTATGATGCAGTCATTGTTACTATCAATGATCTCGGTGAGAAGATGCTTGAATTTTATTCATGGTTCATTATTATTCCTACGATGGCGTATGGATTCTATTTGAACTTTGTCGAGGTGTTCTGTGGCAAAAGGAACTAAAAGCAAACAGAAATACAAATGCCTTAAATGTGGCTCCATCGTGAAGAAACAAGAAGGCAAGTGTGTGTCGTACCTCTGTCCTATGTGTGGAGAGATGAACTCATATTATGTAAAGGAAGTGAAAGAATGAAAGTCGGTGAATATATGAGGACGCTTATTAAAAGCGTTAAAGAGGAGCGAGGAATTGATCTCGACTTCCAAGAGAAACGAGTTATCGGTATCGGATATAAATATTATCTGAAAGCATGGACTGATCCAGACGCTCCAAAGTATCTGCGATTTATCATCAGTGATGAATCATTCGCAACATACAAAGAGGGTGTCCTCGAAGGATATATCAAGTCCAAAGTCGATGAACTCATTGGAGAATTTCTGTGACAGACATCGCAGTAGATACTCGTGAGCCAAAGACAATTATAAAATATCTCCAAAAAACTTTTCCCAAAGATACCTTCGCCCTCGAAACATTAAAAGAGGGTGACTACCGAAGCACAAAAGTTCTCTGTGAACGCAAAAAGATTGGCGACCTCTATGGTTCAATCATGGACAAACGCATCTGGTCACAGGTTAATCGTATGGCCCAATTCGACGACATGAAACTCATGCTCTTGATTACTGGCTCGCTGCCAGACTATATTAAGACCATGCGGCGATACAAGAAGTTCATTAACGAGAAGATTATCTACTCGTGTATTGATGATATTGCATGTCGTTATGACTTTGAAATTATGTGGATTGAGGATGAGAAGAACGCTCTCAATGTAATGGTTGGCTACATGGAAAATGTCGATGAAGGTAATAGGAATGTGCCAACAAAGGCGCACCCCGAAGCACTCATCGCCAGGTATCTTGGAATCACCATACCACAATATAACGAACTCCATCTGAAGCATGGATGTTTAACAAAGATAGCGAAAGTTTCAGCAACGGAACTTGCAACGACTAAAGGCATTGGTGCGATTAAAGCCAAGAAAATTCTCACCATGCTCAATACAATTTAATTTTAAGGAGATGGAACAATGATTTATGATATGGTGCTTGAAGAACTCAAAGACAGGAAGGCATACCTCTACGAGAAGTATTCCCCGTTCTACACTATATCCTTCGCAGTTCATAATTTCAACATCATGAATCGCAAGAGAAGGATATACTATGAGGGTAAGAAAATTCTTAACGCTCGGCTGCCGATTCTATTCGTGAGTCCAGCAGGTTTTATGAAGTCGTATTATCTGACGAACATGGCTGGTGACAAAGATGTTGGTATCTTTAATAACGCTGGTATGAAAGTTGGATATGAACAATCAATGACTGAAGCAGGCCTGGTCGGAACTCTGGGAAAGGATGGATTTGGAGAACAGCGCTCTATCCCAGGAGCAGCAGAAATTTACAAGGACGGATTAATGCTTGTCGATGAGTTCAGTGGTATCACCCAAGCGATGAAGTCCACGACTAATAACCAGATGGATTCTCAATTACTGACGATCCTTGATGGTGGTCATGTCGTGAAACGGTTGGCTTGTGGTATGCACGAGTTCGATACAAGTGTCACACTTTGGACGGGAGTTCAGCCAGCGAAGATTGATATGGCTAGCGGTTTAGGACGAAGGTTCTGTTACATGCTTTTCATGCCGACGAGGAAGGATAACAAGATGATTATGCAAGCACGTCACAATGCGAAGAACATCCAACCTGACCCGACTGAAATGCTGAAGATCAACAACATGAACAAAAGTTTCATCGCAAGTCTGAATACAATCGAGCGCGTGAACTATCCTGATGAAGTTCTCACTCTCTATGAGAAGATGGGAATATTCAGTTTCGAGGCAGCACTCTACGACCAGTTGATTCTCGGATACAACCTTGCAAAGTTTGGAGCGAAGAAGAAAATCGATCTCGTTATCAACGATGAATTGAAAGGACTCCTCACGCTTGAAAAGGAATGGAGATTGGAGATTAACCTCGGTGTTGATCTTGGGCTTATGAAGAATATGATTCGCATACTCGGTGGTAAGACGAACACACAGATGCTCGCAGCAGAGTGTACGATGGTCGGATGGAACGCAGAGCAGATGAACAGCGTGTTGAATGACATGCAGAGATACAACATGATAAGTCGTGTTGGTAACAAAGTGGAGTTGGCAAAATGATTCGATTAATTAACGACGATGTAATGTTCGTTGATGAGAGCCGTTCTATTCTTCGTATGTGCGGAAGCACACAGGTAGAACATCTACGTGGTGAGATTTACACCAGAGAAGAAATCAACCATCTATTAAGTATGGTTCCTGAATTGATTCGCCTTCGTAAAAATTTAAAAGAACGAAGCGAACATGGACATGAGGCGCGTGGCGTTATAATGGTGAAGCCTATGTCATGTGTCTTTATGAAAGACGAAACGACATTTGCAAGTGAAACGCTTGACTATAAGTATGTCACAGTGAAAGACATCGATGATATACTCGAAGCCATTCCTGTTCTTGCGAGGTGCTTATAATGGTGCGCGAGAAGCATAGTGTCTACGTTGATACAGAGAAGTTCAACAAAGCGAAAGAGCGTGGCATTAATGTAAGCGTCGTGCTGGAAAACTCTCTTGATAAGATGGCCCAGGACGAGGACTTTGAATACACATTACATCTCGATTATCTGGAATCACAGATACGAGATCGAGAACAAAAACTCGAAGCCATTGACAAGGAACGCTCTGTCTACGAGAAGCAACTTAAGACTGTGAAGGACGAATACAAACGTATCGCCAAGCAGTATAAGGTAGAGGAAGATGCAATCTCGATGAGCAAATTGCTTGCTACGCTCAACCGTATTATTCATGCGTGTGAGTACGACGACACGCGCGTAAAAATAGCAGCAGCAGAAGTTCTGCCGCAGATATATAAATTGAACAGGCATTTCAACCTGACCGAACACATCGGCATCGTCGAAGAAACGTATGGTTAAAAAGTGGTTAAAAGCCACTGAACCAATATTACTGCTAGGGCTGCGGCAGCACCTATTATAGCATCCACATAATAAATTTTTAACTTTGTTTCCGCATTAATGACCTTCTGGTCACCTTCTTTTTGGAGACAGGCCTTCTCATAAGCATCAAACTTTTCGGCGAGTGCTTCCAGGTTGTTGTTCTGACGTTCAAGTTCTTTGAGTACGTGGTTACGCCA